CGCCGGATCAAAGAAACAGTTGGGAGTTGGGAGTTGGAAGTTCTTTTGAGGGCGTGGATATGTTTATAGGTTGTGGGGGGGGAGGGAAAAATAACTAGAGTGTTTCAATTTTTCAGGGTCGCTAAGTGCATGTTCTTTGATCTAAGATATAAGAAGCTGTTAGGGACTATTGAAACCTTAGTTCGGAAATATGAAGTAACGATTAATAGAATATCAATGTGTTTTCATATAAAAATAAAAAAATGAAAAAGATTTTGTTTTTCTTTTTCTTTTTCTTTTTTTTTTGGTTTTTGTTTTTAGCTTTTTTTATTAGGTTTTGTGTGTTTCTACGTTTTTATTGAGTTTTGTGTGTTTCTGATTTTTTTATTGGGTTTTGTATGTTTACACCTGCTCGATAGTATCATCCAGAGTATCCGTCTCAGCATCGTAGAGGCCAGCCCAGTCACCCTGCTCGCCGTTGACGAAGAAGTAGCAGTGGCCCTGGTCGTTGTAGATGTAATCCTTACCATCCTTAGTGATAGGAGTCCAATCTTCGCCATCATCCTCAGACTCAGGGGCTACCACGACTTCGGCTGCTGAAGCAACCGAGCTGGCCTTGGAGGACTTCTTAGAAGCTGCCTTCTCCTTAGCCTTAGCCTTTGCCACCACCTCAGCAGCCGCCTTCCGCTCCTTCTGCTCAGGGAGCTGGCTGAAGATGATCTTAGCCGTGGGCTTGCTCATCTTGGAGTGCATGCGAGGCTCAGGCTTCTTAAAGTCCTTACCCTTGAGCTCAGCCTTTTCCTTGGCCTTCTCATACTCAGCAAGCTTGGACTCATAGTCAGCCTGGACGATTGCGTAAGCATCGCCCTCAGCATCCCATTCAGCCTCCAAGCGAGCCTGGTTCTCAGACCACCAAGCATCAAAACGCATATTGTAGTCGGCAAGACCCGCATTCATAGGCTTCTTAGGAGCCAATGGATCCTTTGCCTTCTTCTCCTTAGGGGCCTTTGCCGTCTTAGCAGGCTTAGCGACATCTCCAGCCACACTACTGGTACCTGAGTGGGCACCAGCAGTCATGGTAGCAGCAAAGACCAGCTGAGCAATCTGCTCAGGGTCCAACCCAAGTTCACGCAGAGCAGCAATCTGACTACTCATGGAGTTCTTGATGGACGTAACCACAGAGTCACGGCTGAATGCGGCGGAGGCCATTCTGGTTGATTTCAATCAAGGTAACAGATCCAAAGGGATTGATACTCAATTAGCAGTTGAAGCTATGAGGTTCGTATCACTTTGGGGGACTCTAAAACTGGGGGTTCCTTGTATTCAATTTTTTTTAGAAATTGATTATAACCAACTAGGTACTATATTGTGCGGTAGAAATTATATTCAATTTTTTCATGAATTTGATGTATAAGCAGATTGCGCCCTTACCTATGGATACATGGCAATCAAATTCATGAAAAAATTGAAATACAGATGACTTGGTCTATATGTCCCCCTTTAGACCTACCACCCTAAGCAGACTAAGCCACTCAAAGATGACCATCCCAGTAAGCAATCCTGTTGATAGCTCCTGGGTCTTTAGTCTGGATCCATCTACTCATCCTTGCCGTTGCTGTGATGCCCCACGCGCCATGGACCACAACGACGGTTATTGGCACTGTGATATCCAGAATCGTACATGGGTCATTCTAGATTCGTCCTTTGACGCGTACGCCAAGCATACCGATCACCAGTGCCTTGGCTCTTGCTGCCAACATCCCCTGCTAGATTCAACCGTTTTCAGCATGATCCATGCTGAAGCACTGGATCTCTTTTGGGGTGATCTGATTCTTGCGAATGAAACGGCTGTTCTCGCTTCTGAGACTTCCGAGATGCGTTCTGTTCGCGAGGCGGACGATCTGGCTAAGGAGCTAACACGCCAGCTTGCCATCAAGGCAGCTGATATGGAACGCTATGCTCGTCTCAAAGCCCAGACCAATACCGAAATGGTCAAGGCTAACAACGGTAAGAAGATCGCAATCATCCGCAAGATCCAAGAGCCTTGTAAGTGGCTCTATTTGGACGAGAGCGCTCCTAAGCATGAGTGGCGTACTTCACGTGTCGGCAAGCCAGAACCACCTTACCGCCTCTACCTAACTGGCGCTGAGTGCTGGGCATACGAATACCACGATCCTAAGACTGGCAAGCTTCAAGTCAAGCACACTTGTGATCATCTTCACCCTGACGAAGAGGGCTGGATGACCGAGTGGAACAAGGATCGTCGCTGGCGCCCAACAACAGCATCCGAGACCCGTGATTTTGGGTGTCTCATTGACAAGACAGCTTACCATAAGACCCAACCAAAGCCCACAGCAACCTATCACTCACACACACATTCAGGCAGTAAGAAGACTGGCTACGGCTTTAGATCATCAGGGTTTGCTCATTCTGACTAGAATTGCTTATAATTTATAATAAAAACCTTAAAATTAGAAAATCTAAAACCATAAAAACCGAAAGAGGATTCTATCCTTTTTCATTGAACATCATACATTTTTTATTGAATACCATAAAAAAATTGAATATTCAATCCAATACACTAGGATTAATCCATAATAATCTAGATACACGACGACTAAATCATAAGCTAAGTTGTCCTTTACGCTAAAATGGCTAGAAACCTCCTTTTTGAACACTATCCCATAACTGCCCGTGATTTTATGGATGTCCCTGGTCATATTAAGAATACAGACTTTGACGGAATTGAGTGGCCTACAGAATTTAGTTCACTTTACCACAAACTGGGACCAAACACCTTCTTAGATGGTACACTGATTGTACCAAAAAGCCGTCAAAAAATTATTGGTGGAATAAAGATGTTTTCATTCTTTGGATTATCCTCAGATTGGATGCCAGTTCTGATTCTAGATATAAATCAGGACTTAGCAAAAAACACTGTCCCTAGATTGAGAGATATAATGAGACTATGGCCCATCTCAACTGATAAAATGAAGAAAGATGAGTTGGTGGCTTATCTTTCAGAACATATTGTGTTTGAGTAAATTCTTAAAATTTTAGACTAATGTTGTAATTTCAAATCGGCCCTTAGCGGGAGGACTTTGCTCCGCTTTTTGCTGAGTTGATGGTGTATATGATATTCTTATGAAATATATTAATAGGGTATTGTAAATTATAGTTAAATTTTTTTGTAATAATATTCAGTGTGATGTTTTCCCAATTACTGTGTTAATCTAAGTAGCTCAAATAAAATACCCAGCGGTCTAATTACCTATAAAAATTGAAATCAATGATCTTAGTTGAATCCCCCCCCCTTTCTCGTTAACTATACCATTTATTAGAATCCTGTAAATCATGGCTCGTCAGATTACAGGTTTTGCTGATAACTGCTGGGAGGTTCGTGAAGATGGCAGTGTAGTGCGTCGCGCAATGGACCGTAGCTACAAAGAGCATCTTTTGAGTGGAATACCAATAGAAGAAATCATTGATAGCAAGATTTGTAGTGAGTCTGTTCTTCAATCTCCACGAGTTTTCAAGATTTGGTCAACATATTGGTCTACTAAGCCAGTACGACCAATCTTTCTAGAGCCAGCTGTTATTAAGCCATTGAAGTGTAGTCGTTGTCGCTCCATTCTTAAGAAAGAATGGGAATGGCATACATGCCTAGCGTGGATCACATGTGAAGACTGTGGACAGGAGTATCAGGATGATCCGATTGAAGACACTCATTATTGTAATCATTCTGTTAATCCAGAAAACTGTGATGCCAATGCTAACGCTGATGATATACCAGCTTATTATCATGATTTATCAGTCATTCACAATCATCGTGGTAAGCCAAAGAAAGCTTCGCGACGTAAACAGCCAAAGTTCATAACCAAAGCTCAAAAGGACGCTAGTGTGCTAGCTCGTGGCAAGATTCGTAGGGAGTTTGATCTTCCTACAAACTCATTCAAGGCTCTTCAGGAATGGCAAAAAATTCAAGATAATTATATCACAACTATTTCTTTTCAACTTCGCTGGGGTGAAAAACAGTATAGATGGTGCGATGTTGACTCAATTATTAAGCGTTTTGAAACAACACTAGAGCCAGAAGATAATGTCATGAAAAAGTGGTATATTTGGTCCTCAATGTTTCTCAAGGAATACATGCCCATTGATAGAACAATCTATCATCGTTATTTTGATTCCTTATCTTGGGATGATTATGAAAGTTGGGACAGTGACTACAGAATAAGTATGTACTATTAATCCCGCTTGTTATTGACTGAAAAATTGAAGTATTTACCTAGTATAGTGATGTCTATATCATTTCTTGTTCATAATTATCTTACAAATATGGACTTTGAGCCTCGTCGCAAGAAATCAGATAAAGCAAAGGAAAAGTATGATCGGAATGGAAGTTACACAAACAAACATGTGCGAATAAATGAGAGATTATTAGAGCGTAAGAATACCTCTACCATTCCGCCAACAAGTACAAAGAAGTAAAAAAATTGAAAATACAAAACATTAATGTTTTTTTTCTTATTCAACTATAGCCCACAACTAAAATTAATTTGTGGTAAAGCCAAAATGGATGACTATGATAATAGCTGGTATGAACAAGAAGAACAACTGACGTATGAACAATTGGTTGAAGGATACGAAGATTCCAGTATTTTGATTGATTCTTATCCATCAATTACAGATATAACGTTGATTACGCCAATTGATATTTTATTGGATTATCTAATAGCAACCAGTCAAACATGTTTTATAATTACATATCAAAATCAGCAAATCCTTGGTACAGGATTTGTAGATAGAATTAATGGAGAACATAAGCTTGTTGTTAATTTTGATGATGAAAATCTAATAACATCTGATCCCAGACAAGCTGTTGATACAGCTCTAACGTATTCAGGAAATACACCACTATCATTTTTCCAATATCCATTGGATTATATCTATATTGCTGGGTGTGGCACAAATTGGGCGAGAATGCTACAGCAACTTACTAATCTTTCGTATTGCTTAGAACAAATGACAGGGTAGTTGATATATCATTTTCAATAAAAATGTAGGAATGTATGAATGTATGAATGTATGAGAAAAATTGAAATCCCACTTTTTTATTGAATACTACCCCCCCCCTCATTTACTCTATTACAGCAAGAATGCCTGTTAAACTTAAGCCAGTAATTCCGCCAATTTGGCCTGATATTAAATATCTACCCCATCAAAAAATAGGTATTCAATGGATGATTAATATGGAGCGAAGAGGCACTGATGTTAAGTTTACTGGTAAGAATTTCACACGAGTTTTTGGTGGAATTCAGGCAGATGAAATGGGTCTTGGTAAAACTATTCAAATGACGGCAACCATGCGAGCAAATCCAAAAGAACGAAGTCTGGTAATTCTGCCCGTGGCCCTTCAGGAAACTTGGATTGGTGTTCTTGTACGTGCTGGATTTAGAGTTATTGTTCCAAGACGTTCAGGATCAATATATATCTGGGTAAAACATCCTAACTGTCTTGATGCCAACATAATTCCAGGGTCTGGAACAGTCTATGTGACGAACTACGAAAAGGTTAACCGTTACCCATCACTCTTTCATTCCAAGTTTGACCGAATTGTACTTGATGAGGCCCATAAAATTTCAAATAACTCCACGGCTAATTTCAAGTCAATATGCAGAATTGAAACAGATATTCGCTGGGCGATGACTGGAACTCCAATTGTTAATTCATGGAATGATTTAAAGAGCCTTCTGATCTTCCTAGGCATTTCGGATGATAATCTTCCTAAATGCTTTGGTGCTGAAACTAGACATGTAGAGGAATCGGCGAGACTTATTATTCATAGATCCATGGATTCTCTGAGAACTTCCATTCCATCGGCTCCTCCTGTACCTGTCCAACATGTTCATCGTCTTGATTTTGCATCAGAATCCGAGGCAGATTTCTACAGAGGAGTACAGGGTGCTATCAAATCTACTTTGATTGAGTATAAAAATGATATAGTTGAAGGTGGTCAAGGTAGTGTTTTCAAACTATACCTCCGTCTTCGTCAAATATCTATTCATCCAAATATTTACATTCAATCAAGGCGGAAAGCAAATGCTGGTAGCTACTCACGGCCACTGTTCTCCAAGCCATCAACAAAATTCCTGGCTCTTGAAAAATTAATTCGTTCAGAAAGAAATAATGAGATGACAGTTGTACCACGATACATAGTATTCTGCCAGTTTATAGAAGAAATGGCGATGCTAAAAAAATTCCTGAAAGAACTGCCTGGGCTTGATCTTGTAGTAGAAACCTTTCAAGGAGGAATGACTGATACTCAACGTAGTTTATCTTTGAAGCGTGCTAAATCAAGTGCTGATGTTTTCCTGATTCAATTACAAGCTGGAGGTTGCGGTCTAAATCTTCAGGAATTTAATCGCATCGTCTTTATGAGTCCATGGTGGACCACAGCACTAATGAATCAGGCGATTGCTCGTGCTGTTAGAATAGGACAGAAAGATGTTGTTCATATACATAAATTCCTTCTGAATGAAGAAGCTACAATTAACATTGATGAAGCTATGATGGAAAAAGCTGAATCAAAAAATATGATACTTCAAGAGTTATTTGAAGAAGTATGTCGTACTAGGAGTTAGATATCGTAAATGGATAAGAGTTTAAAAAAGAATTAATTTTTTTTTATAGACAAATTGCCAAAATGGATAAATATGTACCACCCCTACGAATTAAAGTGTCACAGGTAGCTCCTGAATCTACACATCATACAAGTTCTAGTAGTTTCAGTAGTTATAAACCGCCGTCAAGAATATCATCATATTCTTCTCAAAAATCAAATGATGTACCAATCACACCTGATTTTGGTTCTGCCGCTGACTTTCCATCACTTAGTAGTTCACAAGTAAGTACACCGAAACCTCAAAGAACTCAAGGATGGTCCCAACTAGCACGGGATTGGGCAGAAAAAGATCAACAGGATTTGGCACGAAAGATTGCTGAAGAAGAAAAAACTAAAAATACGTTTGGAGATAATAGCACAGGTGGTAAATTTTTTCAAAAGACTACGGCACCATCATTTAGTAAAGCAAAAAAAACAGTGTCATTTGATGATAATAATGATGTTTATGACGAATCAAAATCATCCCCATCAGCGAATCCTCTTGGTATAAAAAAAGATGATTGGTATTAAACGGATTGTCTTGACGCTCATGCATACAAATCTTCCTCCTGAAATTCATGACTAGTTTTGGATGATCTGGGTGGTAGAGAAGGTGAAGATGGTGTGATTTTCGCCATATTTTTTTTATATTCTGATGTAATTTTCCACTGCTTGTACCAATCTTGATAATGTATATAACAAAGATAACGGGGATTTATTTCAACATATAAACATACAATAGCTTTTGATGTACAAGGGCGAACTACCCTTTTAATACAACCATTTTGAACAACATTATATTTGTAAAAACAAGAACATTGCTTAGTAGAAGCAGATGACATTTTAGATGCGTTTCTAGACTTGTATAATAATTTCAATTTTTTCAACAAAGAGTATTCAAAGATTCTTTCTAGATTCCTAATAATCCAAGTAAAATATGACCTAATTGTAGCTAAAATGGATGCTTCTATGCAGACACGTTTACGACAAAAACAGGCAAATCAATGGTTAAATCGCAATAAACCGCAGGATGCTGGAACAATAACGTGGATAAATAAGTTACAGGCCTCAAGTTATATTGCTCCACATAATAATGCCTATCCAAGTGTATCTAGCAATGGTAATCCTATTATAAATTGTACTACATGTACTCTTTCAACTTCAACACCTCCTACGGAAATGATAACATCACGGCTCTCTTTCGGTGGTAGTGCAGCCAAAGTTTATAGCAGTGATCCTATTACATATAAATCAGCTAATTCAGCAGTATGTGCATGTGATGGTGGAACACCCATTCCAATTATGACTGCAACATCTAATAATTTCATTTTTCAAAATACAGCAGCAGAAGGATGGAACTATGATATTTCAGGCAATCCTGGGAAATTACAAAAACAGTATTTACCTGATTTTGATCCATATTGGCAATTAAAGGTTCCTTGCTTTCCGACAACTGATTTGAATGCTCGTCAACCTACAACATTGGATCCATCTGTATGTAATGGAACTACAATAAATAATGTTGTGCGTGCTACTAATGGTTCAATTGTATCTAATTTAATAGTGGGTAAATTCTATTCTACATATCCTCAGGGTAATATACCATCAAAGAATCCAAACTATTTGGTTTAATTATTTATAAATTTTATAAAAGTTGCGTACTATTGTATATAACTTTTATAACCTATCGTAATTATAGGGACTTTTAGAAATGTCAAGTAGTGCTCCGCGTTCTAGTCGTGCTTATATGGCTCGCGGTCCTAGAGCACAACAAGCTTCTGCAGTATCTACAGTTGCTGAACCAACAAAGCGCGTAAATGCTAGTATTCGTTTACCTGATGCTGGAATTTTAGCCGAGGCAGCAAAAGTTACTGTGCCTATTCTACAAACAAATGTGGAGTATCAAACATTTGAAGAGGGTCGTCCAATAGGTGGTCCAGTACCGAGGGCTACAGCAACTACAGTTTTACCTCCACCAGGATCTGTAATGGTTCATGATAAAAAACGTGCCCGTGCTGCCCCAGCTGCCACGGCTGCCACGACTGCCACGGCTGCCACGACTGCCACGGCTGCCACGACTGCCACGGCTGCCACGGCTGCCACGACTGTCCCAACTGCTATTGGTCCAGCATCAATAGCACCTGATTTTAGCCCAAAACTCAGTCGTATGACTGAATATGCTAAAAAAGCCTATGACGGAATAGTTTCGGCTCTTCCTGAGCCACGAGAATCTGGTATGAGAAAACCAATTGAAGAAAAATTAACAACATTTGTTGAAAATCAAGAAGAAATCGAAAATCGCAATCCTTATATGACAAGTCTTCGTCTTTTTGTACCACCAACACGAAAAGGTTTTTACTCTTTTATTGATGAAAATTTCAGAAATTTCAAACTTGTACCCATACTCAAAACGAAAGAGGAAATGGAAAATGCTTGTAAAACTCTCGGCTCAGCAGCTGCTGGACAGGTAGAAGGTTTTTTGTATCAAAAATTTGTTCGTGAATATATTCGCGCAGCAGCACCCTATCGTGGTATTCTTGTTTATCATGGTCTAGGATCAGGAAAAACATGTTCTGCAATTTCAGCTGCAGAAGCACTTTTTAGTGTAGCAAATAAAAAAATTATTGTAATGACACCTTATTCACTGCGCCCCAATTTTCAAAATGAACTAATGTTTTGTGGATTTCGTCATTTTAATGTAAATAATCACTGGACAAAACTACCAATTCTTAATGTAAAGTTTGAAATTTTTGCACGATATTTAGTAGGTGTTTCAAAGGAATATTTAGATAAACTTCGTAGTAAAAGAGGGGCACCTTATGTTTGGATTCCTGACTTTAAGAAGGAGCCAAATTTTGGATCTTTGACTGATGAAGAACGTGCAGAAATTCGCGCACAAATAAATAATGTAATTAGTCATCGTATTAAATTTATTCATTATAATGGTATAACGGCTAAAGAATTGAAAAGAATGGCATGTAAAGGTGGTGAATTTGATGATGCTGTAATTGTAATAGATGAAATACACAATTTAACAAGACTTATGCAAGGTTCAATTGTTCCTTTTCTGATAAAAACAGATACTGGTAAAGCAAAACGTCCTAGAAAACTTCCTGATGAATTAGTTGTTCCAGGTCCATTTTTACCAAAAATTTGTGAGGCAGAGGCGCTAAACTATCCAAGAGCAATATGGTTATATCGGATGTTAGTAAGTGCTAAAAGAACAAAAATAATTGGACTTTCAGGAACACCAATTATAAACTTTCCTGAAGAATTGGGTATTTTATCAAATATTCTGGGAGGTTATCGTGATTGCTTTGAATTGACTTTTACAGTAATGCCAAAGGATCTACAGGAAAAATTAAAGCGAGTTGCTGCCAGTGATCCAAAAATAGATTTATGTCATTTTGGTTCTGATGCTCGTAAACTCACTATAACTGTGTTAGATTCTGGGTATCTTAAGAGAAGTCATATTGAGAGTGGGAGTGGAGCCAGTGCGGCTACTGGAACTTTATCAGGAAAAATTATTTTTGATGGAATTGAAAAAGTTAGATCTGATGGAGGAGCAGAAGTTGAAATATCCAATGAATTAATTGAGAAAACATTTGAACGTTTTCAGGCAAACTGTTTAGCAGAAGGAATTAATGAGGCAAGAACTTGGAAACCCAACTATGTAAGTTATCCTACATTACCTCCTGATGGACGCACTTTTAGAGAAGTCTTTACATCAGGTGGATCTGAAAATCCAGGATTAAAAAATACGACAATTTTGGTGAAACGTCTCGCTGGTCTGATTTCTTATTACAAGGGATCAAAAGAAGAATATATGGCTCGTGTAACAAAAGATGAAATAGTTTACTGTCCTTTTACAAAATATTCAGCAGGGAAATACTATGAGATACGTAAGGTGGAAATAGAAGGCGAGAAAAAAGAGAAGAGCGATGGTGGCGATAAAAAAGAAACTGCAGTATGGACAGCTGTTTTATCAGGTAATAAAGATGCTGGTAAGACATTAAGTAATTATCGAGCTCGTTCGCGAACAGCATGTAATTTCGTCTTCCCATCGCGAATTCCACGGCCATTTCCTGGAGATGAGTTGGGTGTTGAAGATGAAGCAGCGAGATTGGAAGATATGGATGTTGCGGAGGCGGCTGTTGATCCAGAAGCCGATAGAAGAGCTGCTGCTCTGGCTGATGCTGAAGATGATGAAATATTGTCTCAAATAAAGGGTGAAGGTGAGGGTGAAGGTGCTACTGCCGCACGAGCAATAGCACCACAAACTTTACCAGATAATAATGACGTTGATGAGGGAATAGAATATGATTCAGATAATGAAGATGAATTAATTAGACAAGAATCTGAGCAATCAGGCGGTGGCAAAGAAGAAGAAGAAGCAGCCAAACGAGCTGAAATTGTACGCAGGGCAATGGATGCTGCACGAGCTAAGGCTGCTGCCGCTCCTGCCCCAACTGCCGTTCCTGCCCCAACTGTTAGTACTGGTAAAATTAGATTGCCCAAAAAATCAGCAGCAGCCCCAGTAGCAGCCCCAGCACCAACTCCAATTGTAGCATCAGTTACATCATCTGTAGCATCAGCAGTAGCTTCTGCCGTGGCTTCTACAGTAGCAACAACAAAATCAGCTCAACCTAAAAAAACAATTCGTTTGAAGAAAACTGCATCTGAAGCACCTAGTACTATTGGAACAGTAATAGAAGCACTAACTGGTGTAGCTTCTGCTGCTTCTGCACCCTCAGAGCCTCCGCCTGAATCAGGTGATTTGGAGTCAGTTAATTCAGCTGAAGTTGCGGTAGCAGCACCTACAGGTCCAGCTGTTGTTTCTGATAGATTATTATACGAACAGGCTATTCTAAAAACATTAACTGAACTTAATAGAGTTCGCAATGACTATTTAAATTTAGATGCTGAATCACCTGAAAAACAACTAAAAAACTATAGTCCAAAAATGGATGCCATGTTACATCGTATAAATGCAACTCCTGGATCAGCATTGGTCTATTCACAATTTAAAACACTTGAAGGCATAGGAGTTTTTAAAATTGCCATGAAAGCAAATGGATACGAAGAAATTCAATTAATTGGAGAAGGTGTTGATGCTAAATTTTCAGAAGAAACATTACGTTCACTAGCTAGAGGACCGTCTGCTGGAATTAAACGCTTTATTGGATATACAGGTGATGAAGCAAAAAATCGTGCTAACATTCGCAGTATTTTTAATGCCGAATTTGATAAACTTCCTGCTGAAATGGCCACTGCTTTGGAGCCATTTCGATCTGTAAAAAATTTTAAAGGGGAAATCTGTAAGGTTTTTTGTATAACAGCAGCAGGAGCAGAGGGAATTTCTCTGAAAAATGTTCGTTCCGTTCATATTATGGAACCTTATTGGAATAACACTCGCTTGGATCAAGTAAAAGGAAGAGCAATTCGTATCTGTTCTCATATGGACTTACCTATTGATCAACGTACAGTAGATATATTTACATACTGTGCATCATTTCCAAGTGATACTGAAAGTATTCCTTTTGAAATCCGAACTTTTGATGGAGGGACAACTGATGAATTTATTCTAAGTGTAGCACAAAGAAAAGAAAAACTTATTAAGGATTTACTAGAGGAAATGAAAGATGCTGCTGTAGATTGTTTTCTCAATTCTGATGATAATAATGAACCTGAAAGAATTTGCTTTGGAGTGGCGGGATCGAAAGAAGAAGCTTTATACCATCCAAATCTAATGGAGGATATCAACCAAACAGGATCATTATATAGAGAACGAAAAAGAGTAACCCATATTCCAGAAAAGGAGGCAGTAAGTCAAGTTTCCTCTGGAGTTATTTTGCCTGATATTGGTGATGGTGACTTAGGTGTAGCTGGGGAAACATCTACTAAAGCCGAGGTAGCTCTTCCTCCATCACAAATAGTAACCCGCAAACAACAAGATCCTGTTATTGAACTCGGTGGACAACAATTACGACTTGTAGCATCTGTCCCTGGATTGGTCTGGGATTTGAAGGATGTTCGTACAGATGAAATTAAAGGACGTATTGAGAAAGATGTTGCTATGGACTCACTCCCTCTTGATATCTTGTTTGCTACTGGTCAATTTGAGACAATACAGAGATATTTTGAAGAAGGACGATACAGATTTACCTAGACCGATGAAAAAATTTGCCTCCTCTCCCCATTTGGGCTTTATAATAGTATTTTATACATTAATACAAACCAAAAACTGATAATCGAGACCTCCAAACTCTTTATAATTAAAGTATAAATCTCCTGATGAAATATATCCTCCATCAAACCATAACTTTAGATAATTATCACGCCAATCTTTAAGAATACTGCAGTTACTAAAGAATTCCCTATAATTAGATGAATTCGTATCATGTGTATGTGATGGTAAAACCATAAAATCAATTAATTTTCCATTATCAGTTCGTATCCAAATATTTTCTTCTTTACAAATGCGAAATAGTTCATTCAAATTGAGATTTAGTATAATTTGTAAAGAACCACACTTAAATACTGTATCCTTAGCAAGTTCTTCTTCAATAATTGTGTGTACTTTTTCAAAGTTTAACTGATTTTGTAATAAATCTCTCATTAAATATTCATAACGAGACTTATTACGATTCATTTTATTAAGATAGTTAGTTAGACATAATTGAGTTAGAACACCTTTACTAGGTACTAAGGCCATTTTAGTATTAACAGATCAAAGAATTTTCATTTTTCAATTTTTATTTTTCATAAAAAGGACAAAACATTGTTCAACTAATGAAAAATCGTTCAATTTTCATTAGTAGAATAAAATAATAATTATAAAAATTTTGGAAATTCATAAATTGTTTATAATCTATGGAACATTCAATCCAAAAAAATCGGATAGAGCTTTTCGCTGTGTATAATAGTCAGTTGACTGTGTTTTATTTTTAATATCCGCCCAAAAACGACGAATTGCCCCATAATTAGGAAATTGGTTATAAAGTGTCAGGAGATTTAAATTTGTAGGATAAATAACACCCGCAGCCGCTCCACCCATTTTGCGAAAGTTAGATTGTAAACAGTGTAGATCCCATGGTGCTACAGCATTATCAGGAATATCAGGGCAAGGATCATAATTATCAATAGCACCCTGTATGACACATAGGTCTCTTGATGCTGCTCCCAGAGGACTGTTTTGAGGAAAGTTCATATTCATTTTCAGGCGACCTATTTCACCTAACATAGCATCTTGTGATGCTGTACCATCACGAAAAACACTTAGATCCATAGGCGGTTGGGCATATTTATTGTAAATTTGTGTTGGATTATATTGTGAGAGTTTATCAGTATAGTTTGTAGGATTGCTTGAGGCTGAAATAGCCTGATAGAGTCCACCTTTTGGACTGCATCCAGCTTGATTTATCACTCCAAGTATTGCATCTTTCGTCATAACTTGAACAGTTTTTCCTTCAACAGACAATGTTGTTGTTTCAACTGGTAAAGCAGATCGCGGGCATTGTGATGGACTAGTAAGAATTTGTCCGCCTCCACAATTTAATCGCATATCATCCGTATACATGGCATTTCCAGCGCCATCGATTGGTACACCTTTATTTGTTAAGGAACAAAAACCACAACCACGAAATTGTTGATCCCCTACAAGCTGACATGTATTTAATTTGGAACATTTATCAGTTAGAATTCGTCTTTTTGCCTGATTTAAATCCCAAAACCACTGCCCTTGAGGAGGACGAAAAATAGGAAATGGACCATCGGCAATACCATATGCTCCCCGACTAACACCTGATTGTGGATTATAAATCCATCCACACCGTACATTCAGATTTGAATTTTGTGCTCTTAATAGTGTATCAATTGTATTTTGAGAACAGAATGTTGCTGATTGAATTGCGGCATCAGGAACGGATGGTGCCTGAAATAGAGCTGCTAAATTATCAAGAATACTGTTTGGTTCTCTGGTTTTTATATAAGGATCCGTTGTATAGGCTGTAGAATTAATATCTGTTGGAACTTCTTGTACAGCAGAAAGATTAGCAGGAATCATTGGAGCCTGATTCGGTAAAATAGTGTTATAAAGTAAATTTTGATTTTGTAAATATTGAAATTGGGTATTACCAATTTGGGACATTCTATCTATTATAATGCGATTGTTATTGTCATAGCAATTGTCTGCGCACCCTTAAATTTCTCAACCAAATTTCCTGTTGCTGATGAATCACCACGAAATCCATAGAAATATCTATTAGCATAGTCGGATTGTGATAGAACCTTTTTAATAGTGTAAGATGCTCTTATACCATTATTGGATATTAATGAAATCATATATTTATTGGTAGCACCGCCATTTATATCATCCTGAATTTTGTTTAATATTGAACCACTTTGGCGATTATTAGCGGGATTTTGTATAAGCATCGTTGAAATTAATGTATCTGTAGGTGACAGTTGTATAAATCCAGGTGGCATACCAACATTACCAATACGTATCTGTCCAGTTTTGATTATTTCAAAGTAACCCTGTGGAATAGCACCAAACAAGGCATTATCATCAATTCTATACACATTTTGAGTCCAGCATCCTCCAATTCCTAGATAGCTACAACCAGATGTATTTGGACATTCTCCATGGTGTTTCTGACCTTCCTCCAATTTATTGAAATCACCGTTACCGTACGCTACAGCAAAGTCAGCTGGTGTTCCAGCATAAATTTCACCACCATTTTGAACTGAAAAATATTGATATCCATTCTTTTTTGCCCAGTCATAAGCTTCTTCAATTATTACATTTGTAGGATAACCAGTGCCACGGTAATCAGGTCCTGCTACTGGTAAGTATCTTGTTTCTACATCTTTAAAACAACCTAAATGTGTAAAATTTCGTATTTGATCATTTGATGATAATTTTTTAGAACTTATGTCGCCATATTTTTTATCAGAAGTATTAATTGGTGGAACTTGTGTTTTTAGATAGCATTTAGCATCAATTGTACTAAATGTAAATGACTGACAATTACTATCGATATTACATTCCTGAGCACATTCATCATAATTTGAATTTAATATTTGTCTGAAATCTCCACCACCCTGATAAGCTAAATTAACTTTTTTCTCAGCTGGACCTGTGTTTATAAATTGAGAATCATTTGTTGCTTCAATGCCGATTGTATTAATCCAGCGATCATTCGCATCCATAGTTCCCCAAAATCCTGTTATTTTTCCTGGAGTGCCATCCATTTCCGTATTTACTCTTAATCCCCATGGTCGTGTTGTATCTGTTGCCGAACCTAGAGGTGGTGTTCTTGCTTGACCACGCCATTTAAACACAGTCTGCCATAATCCTGCTATTCCTCCAAATCCTGCTATTTCATTGAATCCATCTTTTGATTCAATCCAGTTACCTCCTTCAGGTGTGTTAAAACCAGGTCCAATTACTTGACCATTTGAACATCGCATATCTAAGGATGCCAAATACGTGTTTACCGTTGGACGTACAGCTGTTACAAAATTTCCAGGCTCACAACTAAATTGAAATGAATTAGCCTCATTTCCAGACTGTGGATATGAACTTTCAGGAGATAATTTAATTTCTCCTCCATATCCTGTTTCATTTACAACCCTTGTTTTCCACCAATCCAAATTAGAATTATTTAAGTTATATGTTAATGGACTAAAATAGCCCCATTGTGCAAACTTCTGATTCATATTTTTTGTATCATTTCCCAACTGAACATTCCATTGCCAATGATGAGGCAGTATATAATATTTTGAGGCAAGAGGGGAATTTCGTTGGGGTTTCACACCATAAACTAAAACTCCTGCTTTTTTATAGGGCCATCTCACTAAATTATAACCATTACACCACCGCGATGCGTCTGTATTTTGATATTCCTTGGCTATATCGTAATTTAATGGCCAAACAGCTAATGTTTCAAAATCTCTACACCATCCCGCAAAACACCAGTTGGCATTTTGTTTCCAGGCATTTCTCACCTGTTCATAAGTAGCAAGTTGTCCTCCCAAATCAGCAGCCACTTTCTCAGCCTGAGAACGAGTAAAATCATACCATTTACTTTGCCCACCACCCACTACATATACTTCAGGAGGCTGGGGGATTTGTAGTTCAAAGATGGAATACGTCATATTGGCTGAATTAAAAGGCATTGCTATTGCCATATCATTTTGTGTCATATTTGGCTTATAATTTTTGGATCCACCAGGCACAGTAAATGGTTGCTCCCTACTTGGTTTCACACCATACGCAGCTATCATTCCACTTGGAATAGGATCCATACCTAAGGATTGACATTTACGTAATTGTTCTGGAGTTGGTGGTTGTGCTCCAAAATCGGATGGTTGGCCGCTACGAATAGCAAAAACTTCACCATAATTCCATTGTGAATCATTAAAAGGACGTATATCATATTTTCTAGCCATATCCGAATCCTTTGCTGGTTTAATACCAAATACAAGAACGCCCGCATACGACTTTCCACCAGAAGGATGTATATAAGATTCAATTCCTGGATAAATTGCGCAACCTGGTTTGACGGATGTATTAATAGGGTAGAAGGCTTCAGGACCATCTGCCACCCATCCAGTTGAACACCAATCTGCCCCCAAAGTCCAGGCAATTTTCAACTGAGAAAGTGTAGCGAGTTGCCCACCTAGTGCCTTTGCTACACTATCAGCATCTTTATATTCTACTGTATATCCCTGACTTCCCTGGCCCTTTGGCTGAGCCCAATACACTTCAGGAGATGGTGTTGGTACTAAGCTAACACTGTAACATTGATTGAGTGCACCATACCGATCAGCGGCCGATAAATTATTATTAGTTGCTTGTAAAGAAAGATTATCATAAAAAGCACGCAAACTTGATATTCCTCCAAACTGATTTGCCTGTGAAGATCCAGTTGATGTGTTTGGATCGGCAGTTGTGCCTGGAATACAGAATGTCATGCCACCATTTCCAAGTTGATTTGCCACTCCAGCATCAGCAAAAAACTCAATACCACTTGAATATTTTGGCTCAGCATTGTATGTCTTACCGAAATCTTTACCATTTCCTCCATTGGCATATATATATGCCTTACAATCATCACTTACTTCTGATATTGGTAGATCATCTTGACCAGAGCAAGGATTTGTACGTGGTATACCAAGCATATACATGGACGATGTATTCCAGTCCGCTATTGAAAGTCTACTTCCACCTGATGTGCGACCCGTTTGAGCCCGAATGTTTTGTTCATACAAATAATCTCCTATATCTCCTATTGATCTTGCCCCACCAGTCCTCTCATCAAAATTGAGTTTTGACGTAGCAGCAGGATTACTTGGATAGCCAGTTCCATCAACCGTTCCTCCAGCTGCCATCCACATTTGCTGTAGACATTCAAGCGAGTATTGCCCTGGTTTAGCATTAGGACCAAAACATGGGTCCGATGCCAAGAAATCGGCCGCTTTTTTATCCCATACAATTGGACCACTTAGACAGTCTTGAGCATCCTCTGAGTCTGTAGCAACATAGGAAAATGGGAAATATAATTGAAGACGCATGGATTTCTGGCGATATCCAGGTATAATCACAACTAATTTTTGATTTGAATTCGCTGGATTTTTAACGGAACCCTGTGTGTTTGCTTTCTTACCTGTTTGTAGATCCTTTTGAATAAGATAAAATAAATCTACAGTAAATGTATTATTGTTTGGAATATTTGATATTGTGTATCCTGAAAATCGTGGTGGGGTTTTACCATCTGCAGATTCAATCGTAATTGTTTGCTCATTTCCAGCTGCTACATAAAAATCAGGGCGACTTAAATTCTGAAAAGATTCTTTCAGTGTTATTTTTTCACCTGAAGGATATGTAAGAATACCTGATCCTGCTCCAAAGATTGAAGTATAAATCATATCTGTCAGTGGATCTACACGAATCCACGTGTTATCAAGATAACATTGATGACAATTTGGTGAATCAAAGGATCGTTTTTGTTGACATTCAACTGTTTCTTTAACTTTTATACATGATGCCTTATCCAATGAAAATTTACCTAAATCAGCTTGTCCAATTGTCGGCTGCATAACTTTTATACTTGGTTTGGAACTACCATTGAGAACACCAAATTTGGCATTTGGATCTACAAATAAACCACCTATATGTCCTTTTCCTTGACTATCTTTACCATTAATTGAATCAAAACTCATACCACAATACTTATTAAATTCAGGTTTATCAAATGCAGAACAATCAGATGTTTTCACCGACTCACAAATATTTACCAGCCGATTCATATCAACTTGTTGAGATGGATATCGAAGGTCCGTTGTTAAGGAAGATATTTCAAATGCTGCTTGTTGTGGTGTACCCGTAGCCCTACTTGTTCCTGTTGTCAAAACTGAATTTGCCTGTGAATTTGGACTATATACAACAGCAGGATTAAAAGGATTCATTAGACCAACAAGGGAGTTGAACTGATTTTGATTTTCTTGTACTAGACTCTGTAAATTTGGTGTAATAGCAGTAAATCCTTCCTTTTTATTAACAAATTTAAAAAAAATAAATAAAAAAGTAAGAAGTACCAAAAACAGAAGAATTATCTCATTATTCTTCATTCTTAATATATTTTCAGAAAATATATTAAGAAATTTTCTCTATTAATCATTTTATGGGTTTAATATGTATTATCTGGACGTAATGTGGTAATGGAATCCATATCACGTGTAATAATCCTAAAAACAAGTGTTGTTTGTCTATTTAGATTTAACAGACGACGTGGGGGTGAGGATAAATATGAATTACCTGTATTAATATCTTGAGAATTACCAACACTTATTGTTGAAATCTGTCCAGTTGTAGCATATTGTGATTGTATTATAATGTAATTACAATACCCCAATGAATTGGGACCATCTACAAAGGAACCACTTGTGTCATTTCCAAGCCCAACAACAATATTTCCTTGAGATCTTGTAATCCAACTTGTAAGATTTTGGAGTCCTTGTGAATTTACTGATCCTGGAAGATTACTATATGAAAATCCTTGGATAACAATAGTATCTCCCTGAGATATTGAACCTCTTGGAAAATATTGTGAAGTTTTTATAAAAATATAGGTTACAATTCTACTTGTAATGGGTGTTAACGGGTTTTGATTGCCAAATTTGGAAGATGAAATTAAATTTGTGTCATCTGTATTGGCAAATACACCACTAATATCAAATTGGTCAGGAATAGCTGAAAGTGGGAGCCCATTTGGACGTGTTAAATTAATTGTCATTTTTTGGAGTGTTGCCAATGGAGTTGGATAAAAAACTCTCTGGCATTTCATAAATTTTGGAATCATTGCTAAGTAGCCTTTAGTATCAGTTTCATTAGTTGTAGCGGGAGGATTAATACCAGGTTGAACTGTATGATTATTATCGGAAAGCCACTGTGCATCATATTGAAGATTTCCAAAAACACGATTTAATTGATCATCCGTACCACTATTATTTCCATCAAATTCTTCAACAACAACATTAATAAATGGAAAGGAAAGTGTATTAATCATGTAGGTTGTATCAGTAGAGCCAAAACCTGTTGAACTACCGCTACTTGTATTGAGAGCTGTTTGGATAACAACATTTTCCAGAGATTCAGCTGGGAGGATAGCTTTTACAAGTTCAATTCGTGTTATATTACGAAAGCGACGATTTACACCTGTATTGTAGTGAAAACTGTTTGGTAGATTACCAGGATCAAATAGAACTGTGAAACTATAGCGATTTTCTGAAGTATTTCTGAGCCAATTGCGATCATATGAATATACAATGAGATTTTGCTCATTTTCGCGATAATTCATTGTTGATTCTTCACGGTAGATTGTTTTTTGTCCTGATGTTTTGATTGCTTCAAGAATTTGTTCAAGAACTGGAAGTGCTAGAGTAGGATTTGATTCAGGCTGAGATAAATGAAATCTAGGAGATATTTGAGGCACCTTAGATACCTGAGATTTTACTTCCATACCTTCAATAAGAAGACCTGTAGGAGTAATTGTAGTTGGATTACCATTTACCTGACCCATTTGTCGTGGTAGTAGTTGTTTATAAATTTCACGATTATCAGGTGGGATTTGTAATGATAAAGGTGCTAAATTGGACATATACTGTTTACGAGTGGCTAGTTGAGTTTCTGCCTTTTTGTTTAATAGCTGCTGATTTTGTGTATAATCTTTATCAGCATTTAATCTATCAATAGGGGATATTGCTCTCTTTTTTAAATTTGTAGGTGTTGATAATACTGCTGGAGGTGGTTGAGGTTTGGGTAAATTTATTTCAGGGTCAATGCGAGATAAAAAAGGTAACTGCTGGGGAGGATCTGTTGGAAGTTGGCCTAATTGAAAAGGCTTGGGCTGTGGCTGGGGCTTTGGCCTTGACCGTGAATTTCTTGAACTCCCATAATATGTTGTAACCGGACTGTACATTTACAGTGGCGATTCCCTACTTCAACGGAAGTAATTTGCCCATAGGCTGTTTTCTAAAAAAGATTGTTTGGACGAAGTTGACCCTGACCATCTTTTTCACGGGTTATAACACGAAACACTAGATTTGTTTGGCGATTAAGATTAATTAGTCGTTTTGGACCAGGAGCGAGATTTGAGTTATTTCCCTGTAGATTTGCTCCTGTAAGACCTGTTCCAGAAGTACCTGTAAATGGTAGGGCCGAAACTGCTCCTGTCGTTGGATCAGCATACCGTCCATTAATTATTATAAAATTACAATAACCAAGTTGATTATAACCATCTAAATAAGTTGTTCCAGATGAATTTACAAATCCCACATTACATACTAAATGACCATCTGTTTGATTAATCCAATTAGCAAAATCTTGTAGTCCTGGATTAGCAGTGAGTGCTGCATCTGTATAGTTTATTCCACCCACAACGATACGATCTCCAATATTTATTGCTGAACGGGGGAAATATTTTGTAGTTTGAATAAAAATAAATCCCATCTGAGTACTAGCAGTACCTGCAGCACTTCCTGATGCTGAATTTGTTGATATAGAGAATGTTGTTGACGTATTTGGAAAAAATCCACTAATATCAAATGTATCTGGAAGTACAGACAAAGTATTTCCAATTGGATTTTGTATATTAATAGTTAAACGTTGTAGGGTCGATAAGGGGGTTGGGGTAAATACTCTCTGGCAGTCCAAGTACCGTGGCACCATTAAAACATAGCCACGACTGTCCTGACACTGAATTGGTTGATTGGTTGGGATTGGTATGGTAGCATGGGCATTGTCAGACTGCCACTGACGTTCATAATGTATTGTTCCGAAAGAACGATCCTGATAATTATCTGTCCCATAATTATTACCATCATATTCTTGTATATTAAGGACAACATAAGGATAATTAAGGGCTGATACCTGAAATGATGTATCAACTGTTGATCCAAAAAGATTTGAACTCTGAGCACTTATGTCCGAAATAACTAGATTTTCTAGTGATTCTACTGGAAGAATTGCTTTAATTAGTTGAAGACGAACAATGTTTTTTAATTTTTTCTGTATTGAAGTATTATAATGATAAGTAGAGGATGATAGATTACCTGGATCAAAATTTACTGTAAAATTATATCTATTTTCTGTGGTATTTACGAGCCAATTCCGATCATAAGAATAAATTACCAAGTTACTTTCATTTTCACGATAGACCATGTCCTGATCATTAGGGGTGACCACATTTTGACCTGAGGGCTGTTGTGGTTTGAATTCCTGAAAAGAAGGTGCTGATATTGTAGGATTTGTTTCAGCTATTCCTAAATCTGACCTTGGTTGAATCAGAGTAAATCCTGAACCACCTTCATTTGTTGGAATTTGGAGTTCTGCAGTAGATGAAAAATTTGCCTGATAGATTTCACGACCATCAGGGCGGATTGGTAGGGGTTGATTGACTGAAGCACTCTCTGGTTGGGGAATGACTGCCTGCGCTGGTATTGGCTGGAGTCGCTCAAGATATTGTGCTAAGGAACGGGGTTGTTGAGATTGAATAGAGGGCTGGGTTTGCGAGGCGGCCGTTGTTACCGCCATTGCGGCAGCTGTTGCTGCCTCTTGTTCTCTTGCTTTTCTTGCCTGTTCAAAAAGTGATATTGCTGCCGGTTGCTCACGATCCAATGGAACACGAAAATCTGGGATAGCAGGAGGCTGTTCCTTTTGATCATTTCTTTGTTGCTGTAAAAGTTCGTAGCGACGACTAATATCCTGAAATAGACCATCTTCCTGTGGGATTTTTCGTGTATTTTCAGAAGGACTATTTGTTAAAAGACCATTTATCTGCTGTTGTGAAAAGGGTGATTGCTGACTTGTGATTGTCTGCTCAGGTGTTTGTTGCTGTGTCTTTACCACATCCTGTCGTTGTAAATATTTAGCAAAATCAGTTGCTGTTGCTCCTACAACTGCTCTATTTAGATAGTTAAGGGGTTTTTCACCCTCAAATTGATAAACTTCTCGCATATAGTGATCCAAAGTTTTACCCAGTCTATCCATTTGTCTCTGAGAAAGCTGTTGGCGCTGTTGAAAATCCTGTGTCAAAACACCTGTTAATTTTTGACGGTTTTGTTGACTAAAGAAATCTTGCGCAGCAGATTGCTGTTGTAAATTTCTTTGTACCGGACGGGACGACATTCCTACTTAGTTAGACCAATGAGAGAATTATTTTAGACCGCTTAGACCAACAAATATTTCGCCTCTCCTTTGCATAGGCTAAATGTAAGAATAAGCTGAATATTCTAAAAGGACGATTATTGGTTCATTCCTGAAAAAGAATATGACGTAATTCATACATGTCTCTATCAGGAATAGCACGACGACAGAATTCCTTAAAAGAAATACCTGAAAGCATGGCAATAATAAAAAACATTGAATACATACCACACTCAGTATTACTAAATTGAAATCGACGTGCATTATAGCATAGTTCACAGTGTCTGTTTTGTAGCAAAAATGATTTCATAAGTCTAGCAATAAGTCTTGGTGTTTTCATACCATAAGAATCAAAGTAACATATTTTAGGTCTGTGTATATTTTTAATATTAATATAAAGACCTACCCAGTGAGAACCACCTTTAAAATGTGGATCCAAATTAAAAACGGCTCCAAGGCCTCTGTAACCAGCATCATATTCTTCCTGTAATTTAATATTACACATAGTTTCACTGAGACATTTTTTCTCTCTTGAATATGGATCAGGAGCTGAAAAATCAATAGGCTGGACTCCTAGGAACTTAAAGAAAGGATAGTCTTCTGAATACTGTTTTAAGACAGATTCAATTTGAAAATTATCCAGCCAACTATCAGGATCATTTTTCCATTCCTGAGGATATCTAGGACGAAGGATTGAACGATAATATTTTTTATCTTGTTCAGATAATCCAATGACTTTATCCAGAAGACAATGATCCTGTCCCTCCTGACACATCTTTTTACTGGTTTCAGGAATAGTATTTAAAATTTTGCTTGGCAAACACGATGATTTACTTCGTCTTGACTTTCTACGGCATTTACCCACATTTTTAATTGAAAAAACCGGACTCTTTCTAGTTTTATCAGACTTATGTGCCATTCTGTAGAGAGTTTTACCCTAATCAATTAGAATATATTATGACTGGTAGTTCCTGGAATTTTGAAACTGCTGATGTTCTATTACGATTAAGTGGGCTTGTACTCTTTATATATTTAATTATTTTATTCTTTTTTATAAAGTTACCAGTCTTTCCATATACAGCCTCAGATATGAAGAAATTTGTGAACGCTGCTAGGTCAATAGGCAAGGCGGAAAATATGTGATAAAAAATAGGATAAATGAATTCTGCAGAATCTGTTGGGACGACTGCCTACAAAGCTATACAAAACAGAATATCTAGCTTTGGTACACGTGACTACATTTACATTGGATGCTTTGTATTATCTCTAGTATTTTTTATCACTAGTGTTAGTCTATTATCTAAATATCTTGGAAATAATGATGATTGGAATTCTTTAAAACCTAAGATTACTCAAATCAGCATCTTAATTACTGTAGGTATTATACTGTTTTGGCTCGGAACTATAATTTATTTGACGGTAAATGATACATATTCAATTTATTTTATTACAACAATATCCTGTGCTGCTCTGGCCATGTCACTCTGGGGAGTGGTTGTTTCAACCATAACACGATAGTTCTAATTCTCTATTCAACAAGCCATATAGAAGGCACTGAATGATGAATTCTGAAAAAATTCTTTTCACCCTCTACTATACCATCTGAGGATAGAAGTAATACATTAAAAATACGGAGCAGACATCTTATTTTTGTTCCAGGTAGTAAATCACCAATTCTCTTATAATGCCCTGAGGATGTCTGTATGAGCATGTTCTGATTAACAAAAATACTCAGTACATTTTCACGAAGAAGTAATTGAAATACAAAATCATTTTTTGGATTAATTGGTTGCGTATCTTTTTTGAGCCACACCTTAATATCATGTTGAGAATTGGGATTTGTAAGAATTGATTTATGTTTTACAAATGTACTCATGAGATATTCTTGAAATTTAGCAAATTTTTGAATAAATTGTTCATTGTCAACTGTCAAATACAATATTGACTTTGATTTATCATATTTCTGAATACTAAGAGGCGGTGTTAATAAAGGTAGGTCTGTTAATTCAACTGCTGAATCTTTATAGGACAATGTATTATATCTTCTATTTTTAAAATCATTTTGATGAGGGAGCAAATACACATTTTCAGCTTCAAAAGCCTGATAAGGAATCGTTAGAAAAGTACTGCGTTCCATAAAATTGTATTTTCGTAGAGTTGAATTATTTCCTGTTAGCGCCATTAGGTGCTCTCTGAACCTAAATATGTACGGTATGTATTTTTAGGCTGTATGTGATATGATTTCATATGCTTGGAGAGGTCCACGAGGTTGTGGTAAAAAAACACGGCTCATTAAATTTTTGAAGGATTATTGTGAAAGTAGAAAAATAGTTTTTAAACTAACAAATGGTAATTGGATTATTAATAAAAATGGTTATGGAAGTGGCGTAGCCTCAGGAAGTGGAAACGGAACTGATAATACTCGTACTTTATCTTCAACAGAAGATACAAATGAAACTGAACAGTGTGGCGAAGATGAAAATGAATCCGTTGGTAAAATAATACCTTATGAATTTTCAAATATTCATTTGGGTTTTGATGTAGCTAGAATGTCAATGAGTGATAAGGGTATAATACAGTCTATTTTGTATTGTTGGACAGGACAAGTAGATGTTACACTATTGAAAAGTGGACTATCATCTAGATATTTAGTATTATATCATGCTCATTTATTAACGGATGAAAGCATTTTACAGATCCAAGAGTGTTTAGAAAAATACAACAATTTTAAGGTCTTAATGACAACTGAAATGCCTATTTGTAGCCGTATTTCAGATTATATTTTTGAAATCCCCTGTAGTGGTGATGATTTACTTTTAAGGAATTTTGTATCGGAACAATCTCAAAAGTGGGGTGAATTGAGTTTTAAAGGTGATGTTTGGAAGGAATTTTTTTTAAGAACTGCAGAACGTTGGAGTAATTTAGATTCCTATACTGTTATAATTGATGTTCGTAATTGGATTTACATTTGTCTACAGCGAAATTTACGGTGGACTGACGTAATACAATATTGGATAGAAATTTTATGGGAAATTCCGTGGATTCATAGTAAGGATCGGGCAAGATTGTTTGAACTTCTATCAACATTTGAGAGTGGTGGAGGATGGAATTTAATACCTTCGTATCGTATTCCAATATTATGGGAAAAAAATCATTTAGAATTTGCTATATTATTACAAATATGTAGGGAGGGCTACAAGGTTCAGGCAACAACAAAATGATTAATGAAATTATTGAAAATACATGCAGAAGAATTGAAAAATGTAAATCTAAGAGTTCCAGTGATGATTTTCAGGTATGTAGATTATCACGGGATGATAAAAAGGTTATGGAGAAAGAATTTGGACGAAGAGGAGGAGAGGAAGGAAGAGTAGAGAAGGGAGGGGATTCTGAATTTGATCCTTTGAAGATACGTCAGAGAATGTATGATGGTTGGTTAGATGGTTCTCGAAAAGCGACCTGTCTATACAATAAGTATGCTAAAATTATTATCTTGAGTGATTTTAATTTCCGATTAGATGACTATAGTTTATTAATCTGGTCATGGATAGTTAGGGCATTCTGTCCAGCCAATCTGTATGATCATATTCGGATTTTTTTTGTTGCTGATGATTCATTGCGTAGATTTCCAATGGAGGGTGAGGGTGATATAGGTCCACAAAATATTAACGGCGGATATACATATCCCTGTACAAAAAAACTTGATATATTTATTTATAGAATAGAAGATGCTACACGTGTTTTAATACATGAATTACTTCATGCTTTTTGTACTGACCGTCATGAAACTGGAATTGATATAACTGAAGCCAAGACGGAGGCATGGGCAGAACTTATTTGGTGTTGTTTTATGGCCGAGGGAAATATAGATGAAGCACGTAAAAATATTGAAAGGCAAATAGGTTGGGTAGTTTTACAAAATGAACGGGTGTTTGATTTTATTGGCACCGATGGAGTAGCTGCGAGAAAGTTCCCATGGCGTTATACAATAGCAAAAGAAGATATTTTTCGTGTCTGGATTGGTAAGCAGAATTTAATAGACTATAAGAAAAAAACAGGAGGACCACTTGGTGAATCTTTGCGTCTTACAAATCCATATATAAGGTCAGATATTTATTGAACCTAAAATTTGATTTTTTATTATTATTACACAAACTAATAAAAATAAAAATGGGGATTCCTGGTTTGTTCGGATTTTTGGAGTATTATGATCAATCAAAACCCTTAAAAAATGTAATTAAAAATAAAAATATTGGAATTGATATATTTTGGTTCATGCATAGATGTAAAGGAAATATGGATATTTTACGCAGTAGTTTAAGTCCCTATTATCAGAATTCAAATAAATGTTATTTTGTTTTTGATGGAAAAGTGCCTGAAGATAAAAAAAATGAAAAAGAATTACAGAGGGCTGAAAGAGAAAAGGTTAATTTGAATATTGCTGTATTGGAAAGTCAGATTTTAAATGATATAGATGAAAAGGATAAAGATTATTTACTCAGTAAGATTGAACAGATGAAAAAAGATAATTGGACACCTCGCAGTGAATTTATAAATGAGGTTAAAAATTGTTGTAAATCATGGTATGATAACATTATAATTGAAAATGCTCCTTTTGAGGCTGATACATGGTTAGTTAAAATGGAAAAGGAGCTAAATATTGAATGTGTAATTTCAAATGATTCGGATTTAATTGTAAATGGTTGTATGAATTTAATAAGACCGAAAATTATAAATGGATTTGTAAAGGTTTATAATATTAAACATTTTATCCATAAGATTAAATGTAGTATTAATGAATGGAATGACTTGTGTCAGTTAATAAAGAACTATAAAGGTAATGATATTATTATTGTTTATAGTTGGTGGAGGTACTACCGACAGCCTGAAATTATATACTATTTATATAAAGATAGTTTTAATGTGTATGATAAAAATATTAATATTAATATACAAAAGAAATCAAAGAGTATAAGCCCTACAAGAAGATTTTAGACCAACGAACATTTTACCTCTTTGGTAAGGGTTAATGTCTGTCTGCAGGGGCAAAAGAACTTTTCTTTAGTTTAAGATACGTTAGAACTTTTTTTTGGATTTTCGTGTTTTTCTTTTACCTCCATTTGTAGGTTTTTTTATAATAATTTCTACATTTGTTATTATAAATTTTTCGAAATTATTCATATTATTTTTAAAAAAATTAAATGCTGGTGTATAATATTCTTTAATTTCATCATCTGTTTTATTCAAAACTCTTTGGGGCATTAATGAAATTGTAAATGTTCTATCTTCTTTTAAATTTATAGGGGGTGGTGATTTATCATTTGTAAGAGTTGATTTTAATAAATAAATATCTACTAATAATAGACAGTGTTTATCACCACCATTAACATGTTTTATATTTATTGGTGTTAAATATTGTAAAATTTCTCCTGTTTTGATATTAAAATCATTATTTTTCTTATTTAATTTTAGAATTTTACCAATGATAGGATCGTATACTTCAGATATCCATGATATTATATAAACACCTGGTTTTATATATTCTTTAATAATAACACGATAATTTTTTAAAATTTCTCTAACTGATTCAAACATCTCAGGCTTTATAGTAACAATACAAGCTTTTCGTATATGGTGAATAACAAGTAAAATATTACAATAATTATAGAGTTGAGATCTTATAGAATGTACGTACAACTTCTCATATAATTCGGGTATATCTATCATCTCTTAAGACATGATAATTTTAATTTAATTGATTTATATTGGTCTGATAATTACACTAATGAACATTTCTATTTGGTCATTAGTATAAAAAAAAGGATTTTCTGGGTTTGTTTTCTAATTATCACTTAGGATACCTACAGCTAATTTAACTTGATGAGTAATTGCCTCTTTGGTTTTTTCAATTTTTTCAAGATCAACCTCTTTCTTTGAAATATCTGTGGTCATGGCAACTGCTGTCTCAGTAGCATCCGTAATATTTTGAACAACTTCCTGGATCTTTGCGACCTCAGTGACTTCTTGGGCGACTTTCTGAACCTCAGCAACTTCCTGGGCAACCTGGGCAACCTGGGCAACTTCCTTGACCTCAGCGACTTTCTGGGCAACTTCCTGGGCAACTTCCTTGACCTCAGCGACTTTCTGAACCTCAGCAACTTCCTGGGCAACCTGGGCAACCTGGGCAACCTGGGCAACCTGGGCAACCTGGGCAACTTCCTTGACCTCAGCGACTTTCTGGACAACTTCTAACCCTAGCATTTCAACTAACTTTGGTTTTGATGATAAGCAACCCATTCTAATAAATAGACAAATATTTGAATCAATATATATAATCTCACTATCAAAATACACTATGGTCTATCCTAAATAAAAAATTAAAAGAAAAATATGTGTTTTTTAATTTTTTATTTAATTTTTTATTTATTTTTTTATTTATTTTATTTTTTTATTAATATTTTATATTCAATAATTTTTCATCATATATATTTACGCCTTAGTGCTCTTGGCCTCAGGCAGCACATACAGCTTATACAGATACTTCTGGATATTGCGGTACGTCAGATGCTCCTGGTCTGAAACACCCAGCACACGGCGCATAGCAGCATCAGGGTGGATCATATGACCATTCTCCTTGTCCTTCAGACCATGTGTATCAATGTACTGGCGAACAGCCTTCGTCACCTCAGCAGGCGTCATCAGAGTACCCTTGGACTTGCCTAGGAAAGTCGCCAGGTCATCCTTTAGAGGTAGAGGCGTCGTGAAGATCGTGGGGCGCTTGACCACCTGCTCACCATCAACACCCTCCTTACGAACCTTGCGACGACGCTTGCTCGCCTCCTTCAGATCACGAGCAACACGCTTCTGCAGACGCACAAGCTCCTTCATGTTCTCAGCCAGTACATCACGCAACTCCTGCGTACGCTTTACTAGACCCTCAATTACTTCAGATACAGGTACCTGTACAACCTCATTCTGAGTAGTTGCTACTGCCTGAGCATCAGGAGCAGATACAGTCGTAGTAGCCACCATGGGCGTTGCTACGACCTCAGCAGCAACCACCGTCGTCGCAACAGATGCCTTGGAGCGACCCGTCTTGGTAGCTACTGCCGCGGCAGGAACTGAAACGACAGGGGCTACAACAGTCTCTACAGGTGTGGCTACAGCGGCTACATCACTCTTCTTTGCTACACGCTTGGTTGTCTTAGCAGGTACAGAACTCATCGTACTATTACCGTTGAAATTACTAGACATTTCTAAACGCAGTTTCCTAAACACTGGTAAACAACTCCTATAAATCAAATTTTTTATAAAACCGTAATCAAATTTGAAGTTTTCCCCTAATTTATAGGTGCGTTTATTTTTTTTTATTGAAACATAGTGTATGTACATAAAATAATTTTTGTGAATATTTATGAATTAAAAAAAAATCACAAATATATATTGTTTTTAAAGAAAAATACAATACTTAGACTAAAGAATATTTCAAAAGTTAATTAACCTAAAAGAAAATAGTGTTTCAATTGAAAAAAAAATGGTTGGATTAGTAGGGTAGTTTAGAAAAACTTGGAAAATTGACTCATATTAAAAAAAATTGACGGCCTTTTCGGCCTAAAGTTGAGTTAGATACAAAAGTATACGCATTAAAGTATTAAGATGTCAAGTATTGCACTACCTACCACTTTTGATGTATCCCGTGTTACTGTTACTGCTCCTAAGGTAAATGAGAAGACTGGCGCAAAGTCTTCGTATCTGAACTACAATGGTGAGAAGTTGATTATGCAGACGGCTCGTGAGATGGTACTACCGTTCGGTTTGAGCATTTATGATAAGAATGGTACTCCTGAATACAGTGTTGAGTTGAGTTTCCGTGGCGCTGATAGTCGTGATGATTTGAATGCTTATCAGAAAACGCTTGAGGCTATTGATAATAAGATGATTGAACTTGGTGTAAAGAATTCACGTCAATGGTTCAAGAGTGAACTAAATGAGCAGGTTGTTCGTGCTTTCTACACCCCTACTTTGAAGCTGAGTAAGGATAAGGAGGGTAATCCTTTGCCCTATCCTCCTACTACGAAGGCCAAGCTTCGTAAGATGAATGGAGACTTTGAGGCAAAGTTTTATGATGAGGCAGGTGTTCCTTATCGTGGTCTGAGCCTTGAGGAGATGCTTGTTAAGGGGGCGACTGTAACTGGTCTATTGGAATGTACTGGTGTATGGTTTGCTGGTTCTAAGTTTGGTCTGACTTGGAAGGTAAAGCAGATGATTATTCATCATTTGCCCGAGCGTATTAAGGACTTCGCATTTGTAGGTTTTGCGGGTGCGGGTGCGAGTGCGGCTACTTCACGACGATCTGCTCCTACTGCTATGTCAACACATGTAGATGATGATGAGACTCTACAAGAGGATTATGAGGGTGCTGATGAGGAAGTAGCAGTTGTTAAGAGTGGGATGGGTAAGGCTGAGTCTGTTCACACCCATAGTGTAGTTTCAGCTGTAATGAATCCCTCTGTATCTGTTCCCCAGTCAGTGGATGATGATGCTGGTGAGGATATTGAGCCTGTACCTGTTCCTACTCGTAAACCTATCATTAAGAAGAAAGTTGTTGCTGCTCCCAAGAAGTAAGTATTTAGTTAAAAATAACTAAAATATAAACATAAACATAAACATAAACATAAACATAAAGAACAATAAGATAAAATGAAAATGAAGCAAAAATACTAGTAAAAAAACTAATAAAAATTCATAGGATATAAGTCATTATAATCAATTATTACTTTTTTTTTAATTAATAAAAAATGTAAATAAACTATAACACAATAGATAAAAATAATTAAAGCGCAGAAACCACCAATATCAATAGTATGAATTAGGAAAACCATATTTAGTCTATTTCTATTAACAATTTCTAAAAATGCTATGTTATTTGGTTGTAGTTGGTGCTGTAGTTGGTTATTCACTTGTATATTATTGTTCTCATTATCCTCATCATCATCTTCAAAATCATCATACTTATAATCATCTCTTAAAAGACAATAAGGACAAATTGTCTCTGTTGTCTTTGCCCATTCTTCATAGCACTTAATATGGGAATTCCAACCACATTTACATGGAAGACCCATAAAAGCTTTTATAAAATTAGTATCTACAGAGTGAACATTGTCAAGACAGATAAAACACGTTAATTCTTTATTTTCCATATTTTCCATATTTTCCATTCTAAGATGGAGCAGGAGTAATTCCTATAACATTTGTACAATATTTCTGAATAACAGTTTTAGGCATTGTTGAATTTATTTGTTCAGTCGGCATTGGTGGACACGCATTGACAGTTGGATCTCTTTTTTGGTACATGGCAAAACGACTCTGCGAAGTAGCATATTTATTATAATCCAAGCCGGATAAAGATGCTGCCTGACAGTTTACTGTATCCGGAATAGCACGGGTAGTATTAACATACAATCCGCCACAATTTGCCAGTTTTTGAAGTTGACCTGATAAGTATGCCTGTGATGATGGATTTCCTCCATACATAGCAATTGATTGCCAAGATTGTCTCTCGCAACAACCATTTGTACCTGATGGTCTTGTTGGTACACCACAGTTTTGAGGAAGATATATAGCTTGATGTTTCAATGTTAGGCTTGCGCTTGTATTTCCCCAAGTATCACCCATTATGCTTTTCTCCCTGATAAAAACCCATAAACATTTTTCTGATATTCACACAGGTATGATAGTTCAGCGGATATTTTTAATAATAGTACTAATAGTATTTTTTTTAGTATGGATATGGAATGTATCTTATAATCAATATGAGGGCTTTGATTTAAAAAATAATCCAGAACTACCAATAAATCTCACAGCACCACCAGCTATTGATGTGGATGTATTGATGTCAGATAAAACCCCTATTGATCCTGTTAGTGGTAAACCAATTCGCTCAGCATCAGAACAAGGATCACAAATTATTGGTCTTCAGGGAGCATATGATCAATTCTTAGAATTTCACTCAAAATTCTGCTCTGTATGGACACCACTAATTAATGCCTCACTTGACTATGAAATAAAATCTGAACAAACTGATATTGGTTCTTCTGCTTCAGCAATAGGTAATCCAACACCCTCAGAATATATAAAAATTCTCGGCAGTCGTGAGAAAAAAACATTTGTAGATTGTTCTGTCTCATTTCCTGAAAAACTAGGTATAGGTGTAGCATTTCAAGAAATGCCCTATTCAACCAGCATCTATCAAGACAGCTTAGTTTGGGCTACATCCCGTGCTCAAAAAATTTTGGAAGATACAAAAGCAAATATAGCAAATATTAGCACTGCTAATCCAGTACCAGTTGCCGATATTGAAAAGTTTACTACAGCTGGATGGACAGAAGGATTTTTGGATTTAACTAGCCAGAATTGTGAAAATAAAGATGGTATAATTCGGTGTGTTGTAAGTATTGATACAACAAACCGAAATCTGTATGGGCGCCTGAAAGAACGTCTTGATGATTTTTCAGGAAAATATGATGATTTAAATGGAAAAGTTGAAAAACTAAAACGCATAATTAAAGAATTGGAAACTCTAAAAAGAAAACTTGAATCAGGAAATCTAAATAGAATTACTGGTTAATTTTGTTCTACTGTTCTTTAAAGTTTTAACATTGGTTTTTTTATTGGTTTTCGCACTAGATGTAAGAATTTTCTTTTTAATAGCTTCTAATTTTTGGCGAATTGTTCTTCGTCGCATTCGTACAACTTTTTCTTTTATAAGGGATCTGTATGATTGCTGATATCCCTCACAATCTAATGTTAAGAAAGGAAAAGGAAACTTCGTCTTCATTGACCGAGATTTCTGAGCTATTCTCACTATTTCCCGTGCTACTCGTTCAAATCCACCTAAGAAACCTGCCGTCTGTTTGGCAATTTTCGCTCCTTGTCCACGAAGACCAAGAGCGAAAAAAAGAGTAACAAGTGTATCAACACTCGCTACACGAAGAATTTCTCCTGTTTCTAGAGGCCAGTTATAATATGAATGGCATGCTGTTTCTTGAATCAAAAGGATAACTGGATAGTTTGACTTATATATTATAGATATTGGTGGAATCATATCACCATTAATTCCTTCATAGGTTACTGTTGTAATCTGAGAATATTTCGTCGGCTCCAAATGCGAAAAATCTTTAAGAATATTTTCTAGGAGTAAGGACTCATACTTCAAATCTTTCACAAAGATTGTGATTGGGTAACGATTTGTAATAGCAATATGCTTAGATGTTTTCAGGAGTTTTTCATAAAAATTCTTCAAATCAGCGCCAGCAAAAAGCAGACGATTTTGAACAATGTATTTAAAAATAAATTTATATTCATCTTTTGTCAGGTGATTTTTAGGGAGATGAGCACCAGAACTTTTTTGACTTATAGGTACAAATGTATCCAAAAGTAAAAGACGTTCATATACTTTTGGCCAACGATCAACCTCACCTCTTGGACGGCTCAATTCCAAATAAATCAACATTCTAAGAGAATCAGCGTCCAAATACGAAATATTTTTATCTATAAATCGCCGACTATGAAAAAGTTTATAAAGTATAGGATCTATTTCTGTTAAATCAGCTACAGGTGTGTAATTTACATAGACTTTTATCGTACCTTCATGAATTCCCAGACGAACATCTATTTCCTGAAAACCTGCTTTTTTCAGCTGACGAATAAGTTTAACAAGGTCTCCATCTTGATCAGGTGTAAAAAAATCATAATCAGGAATAGTTTTTGTCGGGTCATAAAACTTGGCCAAATCAGGTAAATGAGCATTTAATGCCTGACCACCATAACAAATACGCTGAGATTCTTTCAGGAAATTCTCAACAATTTCAATGGCCCTTAAAATCTGGGGATTATGAGCAGCCTCATATTCACTCACTTCTTTAGCAATTGCAGTTATTTCAGCAATTTTTTCAAGTTGAGTAGTAAAATTTGCCTTTGATATGGCATTTTCAGGTATATGCTTTATATCATTTACTTCCATTTCCCTGATAAGTAGGAAGTTATTGTGGTGAACGTAAAAATCCTCCGTTTGAGTTTAATTGTGGCGATGGCGTTGCTGGCGTTATTGGTTGGGGCTTTGTGTACCTTATATTATCAGGTTTTGGTTTCCAACTAGAATTTAAAAATCTAGACTGAGAGAAAAAAAGTTTCAGATTATCCTTAATATCCCAAATAGCCATAGGAACACAATTTACACCCAAATTCATTGCTTTATTATACTGGCTCTCTGTCACACTTATACTAGGATCATTTGGTAAAAGCAAAGTAAATCGTAGTTTTGATTTTTCAATTTGATCATCAATTCTATCTTCAGGTATTATTTGATAATCCTCAATCTTTTCAAGAATACCGAACACTTGTCCCTGAGCCTGTTGAGTTGCTCCCTGACGAGATTGATTATAAAAAAGACTCAGATTTGTCAGGTAATCCAAGTCAGCCTTTGAAGAGTAGGAAACTGATTCATCTCTAAATCCCGTCAAATCTGTATTGGTTGTTATAATGACTTTTCCTGAAAACTGCTCTAGTGGGGATGTTAAAATATTTCCCTGAAGCTTTTGTCTAGAATAGTTTCCTGAAGGTTCATTATGTAACATGTCCTGATAAAGTGGTTCAAGGGCCTGCGCTACCGCAGAATAATAATCAAGTACTTGACTAGATTTTTTACCTCCAGGAGGAATTCGTAGAAAATTCAGCACGATTATAATTGGTTCCTGATTTTGTGGATTCATAGGTGATAGAGCAAAATCTTTAATTGCCTGTGCTGTTTGTCTAATATTTGATGTCTGCTGAGATTGACATTGGGGAGAATTAGTGGTTTCTTCAATACGATTACGATTCTTTATATCACGGGCAACCAATCTCGGAAAGTATTGTCCCGTTCGGTTAGCACAGGAATCAATATAATCAATATCAAGAACAAAAAGCCTAGCTCCTGCTTCTGATGCTAGTTTCACTGCTTCCTGAGGGTGGAAAAATCCATTATCAAAAGGACCGAGAAATCCTGTCATTCTCACACCCAATACCTGATAGTTCGCTAAGCAATCCTGATTAGATGAAAAAGGACTCGTGAAAACTACTGGAACTCTCTGAGAAGAACTAAGAGACTTTAGTACAGAAGCTATTGAAGTCGCCTGCGAAGTAACTTCTGAACTTGTCGTAAGCATACCTTCAAATCCCTCACGACCTGAAAAAGATAGTTTTAAATAGTTATATGTCTCGTAGCCGAAATAGAGTATAAGTAATACAATAAGTATTTTTAAGATGAATGATAAATACATTCGCACCTACTAGAAAGTTTTTTTTTGTTGGATTCGTAAATGTGCCAAAAAGTAACTTTCCAAAAATATTTTCCGAGTAGATTGACATATGGCTGGAATTATTGATTTATTTGATTTATTTAATAGGGCCGTTACAGGGATTACAAGCATAACCAAAAATAAAGATATTGCTATTAACGATACTGAAAAGTATCGTGAAGTCAGAGAAAATTATTTACCAAGAGTTCTTTCACCATCGGAACTGAAAGCAATTCAAAATGATATTATCTGGTCTGTGAAACAGGCAATAGTTAAAAAAAACCTGAAAAATATTAGATGGATAATATACCCAATAGTGTAGATCCACGTAGAACAAATTCAAAAAATAGTAGAAAAACAAATTTATCCAGAGAATCAAGAGGGCCTAATGGTAAACATAATAGAACAATTAAAAATTCGGATAGAATTGAACATCATCACCTACTAATCCGCATGGAAACACAGAAATGTCCTGAAGAAAAAGATAAGAAATTTGTTGGAGAATTAGTTCAAAAAATAATTAAAGATATTGGAATGAAGGAACTTGATGAGCCAAAAATCTACTATGTTAAACATCCATTGTATAATGAGGGATTGACAGCAATTGTTCCCATTCAAACAAGCCATATAGCATTTCACTTCTGGACTCGTCCACCTATGAATATTATGCACTCGGCTCAAAGTAAATGTCTCCTTGAATTTGATATTTACACCTGTGGAAAACTTTCAAAAAAATCAATTCACCGTGTTTTAGAAATATTAAGTTTGTATGAACCTACTAGTATTGATATTGATGTTTTGAATAGAAAATATAGTCTAAAGATTGATCATCAATATAGATGGTTCAAACATAATGGATTAACATATGAGAAATTTATTGATAATTTTTCAAATTTGAGAGCTTAGAAAATGTCTACGACAGACTGGAATATAGGAATCCTGTGCTCCAATATTGACCTCGTCGGCTTTTTTGTTAGTAGAATCCTTTAGATATTTCGTAAATTGTGCCAAAGTTCCATTACGACAAACTGAACAAAATGCTGTCAATCGCTCCACCTCCTCTGCATGAGGTATTAGTCGTAGAATATGTCCAAAAGGTCTCCGCTCACTATCACCATCAAGACCAGCTACGACAATATGGATTTTTAGAGAATCCAGCCATTCTGTTACATATTCAAATAAATCTGGAAAGAATTGTGCTTCATCAATAATTAAGACATTGAAATTCTGTTCATTTACAATTTTATTAATTTCTGACATATATCCAATTGACAGGGCATCATTAAATTCACCGTCGTGACTAGCAACACGATTCTCTCCATATCGCTGATCAGCCTTATAATTTATCACAAGTACTTTAAGACCAATTGATTTATAGCGACGAATACGACGGAGTAATTCAGTTGTTTTTTGAGCAAACATACATCCCATCAAAATAGTTAAATGACCACATTCTTTATTCATTTTAATTTATAATACTACTTATTAAAATATTATAAATTAAAATACTCTCAATTTTTAGGGTTACCAAGAGTATTTAGAATGGAACAAAAAATGTCTATTTCAAAACTACCAATATTCTGTATAAATCTTGACAGACGACCTGACAGATGGTCAAATTTTCAAGCACAACCTGGGGTAAAAAAACTAGGAAGTCAGATTAAAAGATGGCATGCTGTTGACGGTAAAAATATTGATTGGAAGAATGATCCTAATGTAAGTCTCGTTTGTAAAAGAAATATTTTGAAAAAAAACCGAAGAGCACATGAAGAACTCGAGTCAGTCGGTGGCGTTGGTTGTGCTTATAGTCATATTTCAATTTGGAAATGGTTAGTTGAAAGTTCTTATGATGCTTGTCTTATTTTGGAAGATGATTTGATACTTCCTTGGGATTTTCCTGAAAAGGTCCAATTTACTTTTGATAATTCTCCAACAATACAGTCAATGGATTTTGATTTATTAACTTTTGCTCCTACTAGTACAATATCAGAACCAAAAGATAAAATATTAGGTGAACGATTTATAAAAGGTGTAACAGCTTTTTTTTGCTTTAATTGCTACATTATAACCAAGAAATGTGCTGAACGCTTGTTGGCAAAATGTTTCCCTATCTGTGAGCATATTGATTTATGGGTAAGTCTTTTTAAATATACAATGGGGCTTAAAATAATAACTACACACCCCGTTTGGCTTAATATACGTCAAGGTGGAGTAGTAGCCAAAACAGACATACAAGGTGTAGGATGTACAACATGTAATTTAAATCCTGGATTTGAAAAAAACTATATTTTGATGCCAATTTGGGATTTTTATTTAATGAGAGGTTTTGAATCTATTGCTGGTTTTGGAGTCTGCGCATGTTTATACTTTATTTTTCAACAATAGAGCAGTTAATGGCAGGTATTGTAGAATATAAACTCTCTGAATGGATGATAAATCCTGGAGAAATTAGTTTAGATGAAGATGACAGAATTAGCATGAGAGTTAAGAGAAATATTAGCAAGAAATTACGGAGAAGTTGGGAGGATATTCATATATTACCTCCTCTATTACAGTATTTATCACACATTAAAATTTGGAGAGATTTTTTAAAAAAAGATGGAAATTATTGTTTAGTTATTAGTCAAAACGGGAAAAAACATAGTGGTCAAGATTTTGAGAAATTCGTTTTTTCTGAGAAGTTTGATATTTTACTTTTGGATTATAAAAATATTGAGTCTGATGAAACAGTCAGTAATAGAGATATTATATCAGTAACATCTTTTAATGATCTTTCTTCATATATAATTAGTCGTGATTGTATCACAAAATTAATGAAATATGTTTATCCTGTTCAGGTAAAAATAGATAGTTTCATTTGTATCTATAAGGAAATTTTTGGATTAAAAATAATTGCTTTTAAAACGAGAAACTTTAACCAAAAAGATCAATTGAAATTCTTAGAAGAAGAGTGTGCTTTATGTGATTTGCCTGATGATTGGAATATCAATAATGTGCTTATTGAAAATTGGGACTATTATCTTGGTAGAACCATTCAATGTGGAGTAATTTTAGCTGGTATATTTGTATTAGCATCCCCAAATATTTTCAGGATTAAACTGAGATGATGGTTGAATAAAGGACGGAGATACTGATGGAGAGGCAGGAGGTAGCACAGGATAAATAGGAGCTGGTTCTGGGGTAGGTACTGGAGCTGGTTCTGGGGCTGGTACTGGGGCTAGAGCAGGAATCGGATCAATAGTAGGAGCGGTTGCTGGTTCTGGTGTCCACCATCCTTCAGATAATGCCTGCCAAGAAGAAGGAAACTTTTCGGAAAGAAGTTCTGAAATATACTGAGCATATTGCCGAATTTCCAACTGAGCCGTTGGATCTAGACGGAGACTGCACAGACGAGCATAGGCAGCCAAGGAACCCGTTTCAATAAACTCTGTATACATTGATTGAGGTAGAACTGTTCGTGCTATTTCAGGAGCAACACCAAGTTCCAACAGACGCTTATAAGATTCCAGTGCTTTGCCACAACTATTTTCAATAATTTTATGAGCAATTTCAGAATCCTCAACAGGATCAGGTCTTGACCCCTGTTTGGCCTTCGGATCTCTAGCACGGATATGTTGTGGACTAGGAATCCAAATATCAGGAGGAGTATCAACATAACGACGACTCACCTCATTTCTAGCAAATCCAATTTGATGCCGAAACCATTCACGTGCTACAAAGATTGGCATACGAATTCGGAAACGAATCTGAGGATGAAAGAATGGACTTACATGATTATGACGAGCCAAATAACGGATCAACTTAGCATCCTGTTCCTTAAATTCCTTTGATTCTTTAGCAAAACTTACCCGAGCAGCATTTACAACAGTCAAATCTGAACCAAACACCTCAAGGAGTTCAATATTTTTATCCATTTCTCTAAACAAAAGAGAAACAAAAATTAAAATCAATTTTTATCCACCTGAATATCCGAATGTGGAATTTAATGTTACATAAACTGTTCCAGAACTATATTTTACTTGAATAACAAGAGGTGTTCTAAATGCCCAAAATGTGTAAAACTTAGTTGATGGTGAACCTGTTACAAAATTCGTTGTTGGGGCTGATGGAGTTATAGCAAATGTTGTTTGATATCCAATTAAAGCATTTGCTTTGTATGTTCCGAATTGTGAACCATCTATTAAATTAGCAGAATCAAGTGGCATTTGTAATTTTATAACAGTTGCTGGTTGATTTACTGAAAACTGCGGGTTAGGATACGTTGTACTCAACCAATTTGTTAACCAGGTTGTCATATTAGGTCCTAAAGATATCACTTGTCCAAAACCACCCATTTCTTTGACAGTTGTAAACTGATAATTTAGTGGACCAACACCTAGAGTGTTAATGAGATTAAAAGAAACATTGTTTTGAATGTTAATATCAAGAACCCCATTTTTATATGAAAAAGGTATTGGAATAAATGTACCAGCAATATTATATGAACCAGCAGGACCAATAATAGTGGTATCTAAATAACTAGGTGTTGTTATACCTAGGAACTGTATACCCTTTTTATATAATTGTGAATATTCTCTATTCATTTTATTAATAGTCAATATTTTAATAGAAAACTAAAAAATTAAGCCTCCCCAAAGGGGAGGTGAAATGTTCGTTGTTCTAATCAAAGAATTGGAGCAAAGGGAAGGTGAAATATTTGTTATTATAATCAAAGAATTAAAGCAAAGTGTTAAGGTGTAAGAGGAATCTGATGTAGAATTTCTTCTTGTTTTTCTTCTTGTTCATCTTCTTGCCAATATTGTAGTGCTACTTGGCGATTAGCACGATGGATAGGCGGAGGAAGTTGCGGAGTTATTATTTCATTTCTCTCAGGAATTTGTAGGGGAGGAGGTTGCTGAGTAAATTCTTGAATAATATTCTCACTAATATTTCGCTGAGTAGAATTTGAAAATGATGTCTGAAGTCTTGGATTCGAGGAACTAACAGCACGACTAAGTTGACGTAGAGTCGGTGTTGCTGGTGTGAAATGTGCTCGTACACCTCGTCCCATTGAGAGAAAAGCGGAATGTTGTGCTAGGACTTGAGAAGTTTCCTGAGCTACTCTCATGCTCTCCACAGGTGAAAGCGTATTTGGAATTTTGAGTTGCTCAATTGCTAGTAACATTTCACGAATTTCTTCCTGTAAAACACTGTAAAGAGAATGAGGACGTGTTGATTCAGCCACCAGCATTTCTTCAGCCAAATCATTAAGAGCCTGTTTAATTTCACTAAGTGATTCATTACGATCAACAATTACTCTGCGAACATTGTCCACAATTTGGGCAACTTCCTGACGATAATATGTAACATGTGCCAAAGCATAATTATCCTGAGTAATCAAAGTTGGATTTGTAGGATGGCAGACTTCGTTGAATTGGCGCAAAGGATGAATTTGGCAGCCTTCAATCCTGGGTTGAGGAAGTCCAGGTGGGAACACAAAGACGGTTTCATTTTGACTAATAAGGTCGCCCAAAACAAGAACCGATTCCTTTATTTCTACACCTACTGAATTTACACGAGAATAGTTGTGAATAGCGTAGGCTGTTTTAAAATTTTTGAGAATATTGTCACCTTCAAATACCACTTTAACCTGTTGAGCAGAACATGATATTAGAGCTCCTAGAGTATTGGCAAAAACCCGCGCCACATCCTCAAGATCCTGGACAACATCATAGGCAGCACCGCCCTCTGCAGCTAGAATTTGGAGAAGATCTGCATTATGATTTGTACCATACCCAACACATGTTAGTGAAGTACCCTGAGCATGTTCATTTAACAGTTGAAACACAATTTGTATCAGATCTAACTCATAAATAACCCCTTCATTGATATAACCATCGGTCAGAAGTAGAATACCCTGCTTCTCTGGTTTATTTTCATTAGAATCAGAGGATAAGTAGAGTGTATTAAGAGATTCCGCCAGAGAAGCAGATAGATTTGTTCCACCACCCGCACTTAACTGATTTATTTTTTGCTGAATCATGTAGCGATTTGCTGTAGTTAGAGGTATGCGATTCAAAATTATATTAGCATTAGAATTGAATTCAATTATTGAAATCTGATCATCGTCTGTTAAGTATTTTAAAAGATGGTTTAGAGATTGCTTGACATTTTTCAAATTATCCTCTTCATCCATAGATCCTGAGGTATCAAGCAAAACTGTGAAATGAATTGATGAACGTTGCTCGGATTTTGGGGATGTTATAATTAAAACTTGACGCTGACCGGTTGGTGTTTCAATTGGGAAATATTTGAACTCCATTTTATGATTAGATAGAATGGAGTTAAGAAGAGAGGTTAATATTAAGAATATACGATATCTTTAAATCTTGATATGTAATATAATGAAAAAATTGTACTAATTAGTTGTCAATTTTTTTTTCATTTTGACTTTGTCTTTGCTTCCCATTTTTTATACATATGAGTCCAACGGATTATAAAGGATGAACCGAGCTTCTCTTTTGCTAATTCAATGAGTTGCTTTTCATTTTCTGTAAGGGAATTGTAAAATGAACCATAATCTTCTGGAAGAGGTACTGTTTTTGGAGGAATGTAATGTGTTTCTGAAGAAATAGACGATGACTTTGGCTCGGATTGGGGCTCCATTGTTGTCTGTTTTATTTTGTCAAACAGAGTTGTTAAATCAATTTTTAGATCCAACCATAATAATTAAGAATTTTCCAAGATGATCCAAAAAGTATACCTCCCCATACTGCATCTGCTAGAGCAAGTCTCCAGTCATATTTTTCAAGAATTGCTAATGTTGTAAAATCATATACTACATATGTAGCAATTCCAATTCCAACAGCATTAATCAATGATTTGGACTGTATTAAAAGGTATGCTAAAGCAATATAAACTATAATAGCTGGAATTATCCTAAATCTTACAGAAAATCCCTGTATTTTTTCGGCAATCTGTAGCCCCCAGCGACCTACTGTTATTAGCCAAAGAGCATCTATGACAAATATTGTAATCATTACAACTGGAAACTTAATTAACAAATTAGTTGCCAACATATCAATCTAAAAAATAGGTATATATCTTATTAATACATTTAGGTGTAATGTCTTTTTTTGGATTTGGAGGAAATACTGAAGGAAATTCATCAGGACAGTCTAGGGTGGAATTGGAAGCTTTTCAGGCAAAATTGCGAAATAAAAGAATATTACTAGTTGGCCCTTTTAGTAATAAATTTCCACCTATTTTAGAATCTATACAAGACATACGCGAATCTTTTAAAAAGACAGTATTATTAACATCAGGTGAAATTACTGTGGCAATGTTTGCTGAAATATCAATACCTTATGATGCTACATTTAGGATAAGTAGAGATATTGATTGGTCACTCGCTTTAACATATATCAGTCATGTGATAAATGCGGGCAGCGGTAGCGGTAGCGGTGGTGGTAGCAATGGATCTGGGCCTGGTTCAAGTATACTTGTAGTGTGTGAGGGTTTAAATATACCTGATGGATTTTTTAAACAAATTTATGGAAAACCAGTGACATTTATAAATCTTTGTAAAAATATTTCTAGCCGTAATCTTGTTTATTATGATGCCTGTTTCTTTCCATTTCTTGAGGATGTGACAAGTAATATTGTAAATACCTGGCACACAATTTTAAACACAATTGATGGCATAGCTGTACCAAAAAATCCATCTGGATTGCGAGATATATTGACGGAAATTCGTATAGCTGGAGCTGGACTCTGTTGGGTAAGTGGTGGTGGAAGACAGAATGGGAGCTTATATTGGTATGATCCAATTCAGTCTTGGACAGAAGGTTTTTTTGAATTAAATAAAAGTCAAATATCTTCAATATTAAAATGGATTACAACGCATTAAACTATTTTTGTAATAAGACATTACAGCCAATCAAATAATCTAAAACAAACTGAATGCTCCTTTTCCATTACTGCCAACGGAAGGAACTAATACAGGCTTTGCTTGTTCTGATGAAGTATGAGTTTCCGATGAATCTCCTCCAAATGAGTCTAATACACCACCACCTCTACGTCTTGTCGTACGTTTACCTGATGTTGAAAAAAGACGAAATGTTCCCTTCTTTGGCTTAAAACCTAATTTAAAAAGGCGTTTTATAGCTTTCTTACCAGCAGCGTGTTTCTTTCTGGACACAATACGACCGGACTTAGTTTTCATCAAATCTTTGCGAGTTAGACCACCAGACGTGTGCTTTGCTTTTCCATGAAAAACTTGTGCTCTTGAACCGACAGCTGGTACTTTATCCATCCTCTCTCTACTGTTATAATAATATTTCAATTTATTTGCTAACTTTTTTTGCTCACTCATCATTATTATCCCGCCAGCCCAACCAGCATATTTACTAGAAAAAATTGAAACCTCTGCGGACTTAAGAAGACTCTACAATTATTCATTAGTTGAATGACGAATGCCGAATCAGTATAAGAAATTAGAAGATGGTCGTTTTGAATGTATTCATTGTGGCCAGATAAAAATACATCAAAGTACAATGTATTATCATTATCAAAGAGAGCATAATACCGAGCGAAATTACAATTGTAATTTATGTAACTTTAATGCTCTTACACGCCAAATTTTAGAACAACATACAGCAGCAAGACATCCCGCCAATTCCAATGATGATAACAATACATATAAATGTCCACACAATGGTTGTCAATTTAGTGATATTCGGAAAGGAAATCTAGTCACTCATTTTATGAGAACTCATATGACACAGGAAACTTCCAAAATAATGGAACGCCGTAAAGCAGATGATGGTACTACATTATTCTTTTGTAAAGTTTGTGAAGATAGTAAAAAAAGTATGGGAAGCTTTCTTTATCACAGTATAACATGTATTACTTTATCTGAAACTGACCCACGTTTTGATATGTTAGTTCAAATTATTTAGCTGATTTATCCCAAATGAAGTTCAGTAAGTACAGACCATAAGTGATAGCCTAGACCAGCGAAACCAACCATAGCCAACATTTCATAGGCGGCTCTCGGTGTATTTTTTTGATTGATACCTATGTACAATAAAAGAGGGGCAAATAGAAGGGAATGTATCAGGTAAAGCCATGCTCTTCCTGTTTGTTTCATAAGTGCCAAAAAAGCTTTATAACCATGATATAACATTACTACTAATCCTGTTGCCACTAAACTGTTATACACCCAATCTGGATTTTCGGATCGGAAGAATGCTACTGCTAAGAGAGCTGGAACTATTAGAAATATATGTATTAAGGATATATAGACATGTATACTAACACCCATAATTCTATTTTAGCAGTCATAAAGAAAATTGAATATTTTTACCATGAAAATTAGATTTATAAAATGGCATACTTCGATTCGGACACGAAGACAATGGCAATGGAACGCCAATATATTGTACGCTCAGATAATGTTACATTACATTATCAACGACTTGGTACAAAAGTTGTACACGCAAGTAGTGGACCTGAACTATTAGAAAAGATTTGTAAGGCGTACGAATTTCCCTGGCCAATGTTACCAAGTCATGAAATTCAACTCTGGTCAGGCGCCCTTGGTATTCGGAATCGTATTCGTGTAGATTTATTACCTGAAATACCAAGTAATATAACAGATGTATGGCTATATGCTGTAGGTTCAGTTGGGCGAGGCTTCTAGCTGTAGAATTTGTATACGCTTATCTAGCAAATTTGTGAAATTTTCATATTTTTGATGAATCTGAAGCTTTGTTGTGGGGGAATTCTTATTTGCCTGTTGAGATTGTCTGAGCTCACTCATTTTTTCAGATAAAGATACAGGATTTACGAAATATTTAATACCAAATGATGATATTGTATTGTATTGAGCATGATGGATAGGCTGTAGAGTCACTCCTGAATAATCATTTGCCAGATTGGAGAACCATGTGTGATTTGGTAGTAACATTGGTAGACCCAGACTAGCCAGGTTTAGCAGTGAAAATGAATGACAGCAGAAATTTCGTGATGACACGACATAATCACATGAATTATATAGTATATTTAATTGCTCTTCAGTTATATTTGCCGCTGAATCTGGATTTAAAATAATAAGATTAGAAACATAATCGTTTATATCTTTACCTAAGTTTAATATTTCATTAGTGTAAATATCAAAAACAGGAAAACTATCAAAATCGCCCATATTTCCTAAAAGAAGAAGCTGGTCTTCTTTATGGTCATCTTGAGTAACATATTTGGCAAAAGCACTAACAACAGTATCAATCTGACTCGTTTCATTAAAACGATCAGGGCACAGCCAACGGAATTTTCCTCTGGATACGTTGGACACATCAATTATTCGTTCAACGGAATCACGCTCCATCGTAAAATAGTTTGTTGAAACTGGGATATATAGAATATCCATTTTTTTACCCAAAACTTCTTTTAATTTTTGCTCATTAAGATCAAACGGAACAAAAATACGGTCAGTTTTCTTAGAAAGCCAGTCTATCATTTGGTTGGATAAAACATTGCTTTGTGGCTTAAAATATTGCCAGACATGAAATGGTTGAGGTATTTCTTTCTTTTGAATTTGTGTCAAAATACCATCTGTAATTTCTGGATAGTCTGAAAAAAACAGTAAATCAGGTTTTGTTAATTGAATAAGTTCTAGAAGTTTTTCCATATTTCCTGATTTTAATTCAATATTTGCGGGGATTAGTTTTGTATCAAGGTTATTATTATGTTCAAATGTGCGAAAATAGAATACCTTATGATTTTGTTTTGAAAAATAGGTCAGCATATTTTTTAGAACATGGGTAAAACTAGAACGTGTTGATACTGGTGGGCCTATTAAAATTATTGATAATTTTTTAGTGTTAGGGGTGTTTAAAGTTTCAATGCGTTCTATTACTAGATTGTGTAAATCTTTTACTTCTGACATAATATATTTTTATTTGTGATTTGGTTTTAGACCAACGATTATTTTACATATTCATTGGCCGCAATTGAGAAACTTTATCAGTTGGTGTTTTATGAATATAATATCAAAATAGAAAATCCAGTTTATACGATAACTAATATATCTAAGGAAATGCCAAAAAAGGTAAAATATAAGAAAAAAAATATTCCCCAAGCACTCAGAGAACAGGTCTGGGTGCAGTCATGCGGAGAAAGTTTCTCACATAAATGTCTTACAACATGGTGTAATAATAAAATAACTGTATTTGATTTTCATTGTGGACACAATATTCCTGAATCAAAAGGTGGGAAGACTACGGTAAACAATTTAATAGCAATTTGTAATCGTTGTAATTTAAGTATGGGGGCACAATACACTTTTAAAGATTGGTGTGCGTCTTTTGAGGAAAGTAAAACGAATGTTGAAATGGTTAATTTTAAAAGATGGTGGTGTTGCTGAGGTTTATATCAATTAAGTAGATGGCCGTTTATTCTCCTGGAAATCCTTTTGGAGCAGAAAAAGATTTTAAAATTATGGAGCAAAGGGCTGAGAATAATATAAATTCTCTGCCTCTAGTAATGAAATCACAAGTAGGTGGATACCTTTTTGGAAAAGAATTTGGAAGAGAAGAGGATTTTATTGTAAAGAATGTTAGTTCAAGTGCTAAATTAACAAGTAATAAAGTAATGCTTAGACCTGGACCTAATGTCCCAACTATAAAACCTATCACAAGATCACAAGGAGGTAATCGTTTATCAGAAAAAAAATCAAATTATAAATTAGGAATGATGGGTTTAACACGTCGCAATCGTAAGAATGGAGGTGGTATTTTTGGTGATTCAATGACTATGACAAGTTCTGATGAAGGTTTTATGGATAAAAAAATACCTACTACAAAACCTATGACAAAAGGTGGTCGTCGTACAATGCGCAAGGGTAAAGGATCAGCAGCAAGTTGGGCTAAAGCTGTGACTAAATACTATAAAGATCAAAAGAAGACGCGTAAAGCCCTAAAATTCTCAGATGCCCTCAAAGAGGCCGCCAAACTCAAAAAAGCCGGTAAGCTCATGTATTAGGCGTTTATTTTGCTAATCACCATATCAGCACTTTCTAGCGCCCCTTCCATCCATGTTTGACAAGGACTTGTGGATTCACCACATACATAAGTCGTTGGTAAAGTCTTCGGCAATGGATAAATAGAGGCTTCAATTGCCTCTTCTACATCATATTCACCAGGAATCCAGTATGTACAACCTCCCCACCATGGATGTGCTTTGAAAAAAATAGGATCAGGTATTTTTTGAATTTCAGGAAAAAGTTTTCTTACGGCATCCATCACCTCCCCCTCAAGTTTCGGTGTTGCTGAATTTTTAGAATCCAACATTTTCATCCAATGTAAGGCTGAGGGTCCCTCAGTATATGAAATCATAACAGTCCCCTCAGCTGGATTTATAGGAATGAAAAACCGAATTGGATTATCTCTCGCTGAACATACTGTTTTCGGTATTCCTGAAAACCACGATTTTCCATTGTATGTTTTGAAGACAGCATAGATACGTATAAGCGGAGACATTTCAAGCTGTTTCAGGAAAGGTGCTTTAGCTAGTCCTGGTATTTTCCGAATAGCATCCACATGAAGTGCTACAATTGTTTTACGACCTGATATTTTCAGGGAAACTGACGGCATATCTTTTGCTGTCCTAGTACAAACTACAAGATCATATCCAAGAGACACTTCAGAATCAACATGCTTGATATCATTTACCTCAGTCTTCAGGAAAATTTTACCACCTCGTCGCCTAACATCATCCGCCATAGCCTCAGCCAATTGTCCAAGACCTTCCTGACAGACAAAAAAGTTTTCTTCCTGACCGACAACCCCCTGTAATGTACGAATTGCGAAATCAGCCCTCATAAGATTTGGCTCGGCCCAATAAGGAAATCTATCAAATATTTCCTCAGCAGCACTTTCTCCCATGATTTTAGTAGCCAGCGAGAAAACTGTGTTTTTCCTAAGAATTTCTGGTTTTAAACATTTTGCCATTTCAAGAAATGTATTCGCAAATTTCAAAAAATTAGCCGGCTCTGGCTGAAAGCCACTGCTAGCCGGGCGAAATTCCTGATAGGATGAAATAGGAATTAAATGAAATCCATATTCTTTCAGGAGAGTTTTTGTTCTTTTATGAGTACCACTAATACGTCCTGCTCCAATCTCCCACTGTAGTTTTTTACCTGACTGTAAAGTTTTCCTGAAAGTTACTACTCTCCCACCTACATAATTATATTTTTCAAGAATTGCCAGTGTAGTTGATGGCCTCTTTTTTAGGATTTGTAGAGCACAGTGAAGACCAGCGATACCTGCTCCAACAATAATTATATCATACATACTACTGATAGGATATCACCTAATTACAATTGCGAACATTTAGACCAATGATCGTTGGGCTGTGGCTAATTAACATTTCTGCTGCCCTTGTACACTTACAATGCTTGTTTGAAATATTTTTACGGCAGTATCAACATGTTTGATTTATTCTTTAATGATCGTATTGCACATGTTTCTACAAGTAATCCGCCATTAGCATAAACACCATAATTCATTCCATCATCACTATTTTCAAGAGCAAAATGCCAAATTTTGTATGTTCCTTCAGAATTCCAAGGCTCAGCTCGTTCATCTACACATGCCATAAGTCTATATTTTTTATCCGTTACGAACAATTTGCCAATATATTTAATAGTATCTTCTTTTTGCTTATCCGTTATTGGATATTCCAGTATAGAATGACATCCAGTTATGTATAAATCTTGTTTTAATTCTGGATAGTTTACAGTAGAACATTTATAAAGACGATTCTCAGTTCGTTCATTATTTCCAGGATTTTTCATTGTGCCTTTTCCAATGAGAACAACAGGTTTATAGCCATTCAAACTTGTTTTGACGAGTGTTCCATTCTTTAGCTGTTCAACAGGAACATATTTCTCGTCACCGTCTACCTGGCAAAGAATTGTAGAGCCTTCTAAGAAACATGGAGTAGAGGGATATAAATAGTAGGAACCATCTGAATTTAATACACTACCATTAGGATACACAACATTTTGTGGTGATGTTCCAGTACTATTAGAAGCAAGTCTCCAACTTGTATAACCGCCTCCAGGACCAAAAGGACCTCCAGATCCCACTACAAATCCTCCACTATACCCTAACACATTTGTATAAGCAAGAGCATCGGCCTCTGTAGGAAAATATGTTAAGGGAGAGCCGACAGGTTGTGCTAGCTCATTCATTGGACCAAGTATCAAACGAGGAACATTTTCCGTATATTTTGTTTCATGGGATAATCCTTTATGAAATACAAAACCTGTATTAGCATGAATTGGATAAGATTGGGAATCTACAATAAATTCACCAGGCGAATCATTGATGTAAATTAAATATGTGTTTTGGAAATGAGATGGAGAGATATCAATATGCGGTGTAGTATCACCTTTTATCCATCGCATTGGAATTGACGTGCCTTCGGAAAGGTTTAAACCGAATCTTGATTGTAAGACAGAACGAATAGTATTTGTAATAGTAATTGAAAAATAGACCATACCTGATGGACGAATATCTAGAGATAGTTTGGCTGCTTGAACTTCTGGAAGACTATTCAAATAGTTAATCTCGTCGTTTGAAAAGACATTCGTGTGAACAGATGTCATTTTATCTATAATTTTATATTTATTTTTGCTATAAATCGCTATAAATTGTTAAAATAAAAATTGATAGGTGGCTTGGGTGGATACGCTGTTAATAGCAATATGGCGTCTGAGAATTTGAAAAATGTTGTAGTGAGTGATAAACCAGCAGATTGTTCAGTTTGCCTGGAAAAGTTTACAACAACAGTACGAAGAGCCGTTTCATGTCCCTATTGTCATGAATATTTCTGTGTAAAATGTATTGAAAAATATATGATGAATAGTATTGAAGATCCCCATTGCATGGCATGTCGCCGTGGATGGTCACAATCACTTCTCCAAAATTTCTGCACAAAAACCTTCTTAACAAAAACCTATCCAGAATATCGCTCAACAATTCTGCTGAATCGTAGCAAAGCTTTCTTACCACAATATCAGACTAAAGCTGAGAGAGTTTTAGCATCAGAAAAAATTCTAAAATTAAATGCTGAACTTCATAAACAATTTAAAGAATTAGTTAAAGAAGAACAAAAAATTCTTGATAAAAAGTCTAAGCTATTTTCAACAATTCGTAGTAATGAATATACTGCTGCAGGTATTATTAATGGAAGTAGAGATCTTGAAGGTAATCCAATTAATAGAGAAAATGAAATAGCGAATGAAAGAGTACGCGAAATAGCGAGCGAAAATAATGATGAAACAGCAAAAGATAATCATAAAAAATTTATTCGTAGATGCCCAGCTGAAGGATGTAATGGTTTTCTCAGTTCTATGTGGAAATGTGGTATCTGTCAAAACTGGTCCTGTTCAGAATGCTTTGCTATTAAAGGACTTGTAAAGGATGCTGAGCACACATGTAAGGAAGATGATAAGGCCACAGCAAATTTAATTCGTAAAAATTCAAAACCTTGTCCAAATTGCGGAGAGTTTATTGAGAAATCAGAAGGTTGTGACCAGATGTTTTGTACAGCTTGTCACAGTCCATTTTCTTGGAAAAAAAGTGAAGTTATTAAAACTGGAATAATTCACAATCCCCATTACTTTGAATGGCTTCGTAGGAATGGAAATAATAAATATCCGCAAAATTTTAATGCACCATGTGAAGGATTGCCTGTATTTCATCTAATTAATAATTACTTGAGAGTTTTACCGAGGGAGTCATTACTGCTAAATAAAAATGGTGAAAAAAATAAATACTGCTTTGAAACAATATATCAAACATTTGCTCACATTATTGATGTTGAACGAAATTATTATAACTCTCACAATAGACCAATTGATGAATCAAAATATGGTGTTAATTTCCTTCTAAAAAAAATTAGTGAAGAGGATTGGAAACAGGCTCTAAAAAAACATGAAATGGCTAGACTGCGTTCAAAAGAGATTTGTGATATTCTTGATGCTTTTAGAGATGCTGCGATTGATATCTGGCGTACAATTGAACAGGAATCCAAGATTTTAACCGTTGAAAATTACTTGGAATTTTATGATAAATGGCTAATGCAGTTGAATGAACTTCGAAAGTTTATCAACGAACCTCTTCTCCAAATTTCCAAAATTTACAACTGTGTAGTTCCAATTATTTGTAATGATTGGTCATTCAAAACATATTCAATCACCAAAGAAAAAGCAATGAAGAAGAAAAAAGAAAAACTAAAGGAAGAAAAGGCAGCATCAGACAAGACAACAGAAACTACTAAAAACCCGCAATAAGTCGCAATCTATTCAATTGAGCTATCCATCGTTTATAAAAATCTCCCTTTATGAGCCCTGAATGAACACCAAAAGCAAAATATTCTACTAATTGTTCTGTATCACATTTCGCAAAAATCATCGGTCCATAGACAGAAATAATCTCATAAGGCTCATTATACACAAAAGGCTTTTGTTGCCGTCTTAAAACATCATTATGAAAATAAAAAAAATAGTTACGTGTCCATTCAGTTAAAGCATTACCAGTAAGATTTTTTACTTGAGAGGATGGATGATAACGAATGTAATCTCGCGCATGTTGCGCACACTCAGAACATGGAAGTACATTTGGCAAACCCTGAATTATAAAATCAATCATAATTGCTTCATCACGATTTAATGATTGTGTTGCTGACTTGCCTACATGCTCTCCCATGATATGTAGCAATTTCCACAAAAGAGGACCCCAGTCAGCAGGTGATAGCGAGGTCACATATTCTATATCTGAATCTTTGATTGCTTGACCGAAAGCACCAATAATTCTCTTTTTCTTACCACAGCCACATGACATTTTGGCGCCTTAATACCTGATTTTTTATTTGAATAAAATATTGATAAAAATCGCAGCACAGCAACTATTCAATAATAAGTTTTCGTTGTGATCTCTGATCCTTAGCAGCAAAATCATATAAATTCTGTATTGTTTGAATATATCTCTCGTGAGCAGAATCAACAGATTCATTTGGATCTATATAAAAAGGTTCTCCAATATACAGTGTCGTAGTTGGTTCCTTTTCACCCATGAAAATTTTCAATAGTTTATAAAGATTCTCTAGTGAAAATATCTGAAAAATATCAATATTCGTTGTAAATCCCAAAAATTTACTTAATATTTTATTAATAGGTGAAAAATGGGATTTGTAGGTAAAAATATTCTGCTCATTCCAGCCATAAACTGGTATAATTGGTATGGCATTTTTTTGACATAATTTTACAAATCCTTTCCGATTTTTTAAATATAAGTAATCTTCCCCAAGATTTTCTTCACTATACTGAATTTCTTTAGCACCACCTGGATATAAAGTTATTGAATTACCATTGTTTATATAGTGTTGTAAGTATGATTTACCAACTGGTACCGAATGAAAAAGTAATCCAAGTTCACGGATAAGTGGAATCATAAATAAGACTGAATGTGCTGCATGTCTAGAATTTTTCCAATATTTATACAATGGAGAATTTATATCTGAAAAATGTAGAAGTTTTGATATAGTAATCATTCCATGCGGATGTAAAGCATACAAATACTGTTTATTTGGATCTATTGATTTCTCATTAAGAAAACGTACTTTAAAATTCCTGGCCACATTTGTTAATGAAAGTAATTTCATAAAAGGTTTATGAAAAAAGGAGAAAAATGATATTTCCCAATGACTAACAGGTAGAAAAGAAATCCATATTAAGTAAAAAATAAAGACAATTGGAAATAGTATAAAAATAGTGAAAAAAAGAAAAATAAATAACCATAGCATTAAGTGGCAAAAGAGTCGCCTATTAGACTATTTATACGAGGATTTATAGTAGATTACTTGGAACGCCACCTTGTTTCACAGTTTGTACATACATATAGGAATTTTAGTTTTTCAGAATCATATTTAATATAAATTACATCAGGTTTTTTCGCTCCTTTATTAGCAGGACAATCGGCATTTGGACATTTAAGTGTATCTACGTGGGGTAATGTGGGATCCATAAGTAGAAATTCATTATCTAGAAGTTTATAGCCCTCGGAAGACTTTTCCTGAAGATTCTCGGACATAACAAGACCACCATTATTTTCCTCCTTGTGACCACAAATTGTACAAATATTCATTAGCTTATCGTCATTTTGCTTAAGAGGCATGTAATAGCGACAGACTGGGCAGAATTTCATTGTAAATAATGAATGTAGCCTAGATTCCTATTTATGCTTATTGAAATGGGGCTTTATAATCAATTTTTAGGGTATGGGGTGAGAAAAAGTGAAATATATTATATTCAAAAAAAATACTAGTAATTATATTATAAAAGTATTAAACTATAAAAATTGATTTCCATACGGCGAGATTAAAAGTAGAGATAATTTTATTATTTGGATTAGAATGGCTGCTAGTATTTTAGCAGAATTCAACCAAAGTCGCCTTGGATACTTTCTTGAATCAAGGCGAATTATTGGAAATAAAGCTGCCCCAGGACAGGTTGCAATAAATGGCATGGGAGCAGTAAAAGGTAGATGGCAGGTGAGTTCAGAAAATTATCCTGAATTCTTGGATCTACTACATGAACATCTATTTATCCACAAACTACGTCCTTGGAACTTTGTTGAACAGCGGAATCAGGAAAATGTGACACCATTATTGGTTGATTTGGATTTTCGCTATGATAAGACGGCTTCTATGGTTCGTCAGTTTGATCTCGGGCATGTGCGAACATTTATAAAAGGATATGTAGGTATTTTGGCTGAATATTTTGACTTGAGTGATTATGAGAAATTACGATTCTTTGTACCTCTGCGTCCTGCCCCATATGAAGATAAGAAGTCACATATGATTAAAGATGGTGTTCACATTCAGTGTCCTGATATTTGTCTGAGTTCAAAAAATCAGGAAATCTTGCGACTAGCATTACTAGAGCGGGAAATATTGGAAGATGTGTTTGCTGAGACCAATTATGTAAATGAGCCGCGTGAAATTATTGATGAGGCTGTTATTAAAAAGAATGGCTGGTTCTTTTATGGTGAAGGTAAACCAGATATTCCTCCTTATCAATTGGCCATGATATATGTATACAATATTGATGATAAGAGTTTTACTGAAGAATCAGTAACTAATTACAGTCCGCGAGATTTGATGGAACTTCTCAGTATTCGTTACGAACTTGTTGAGGAACATACAAAATTCATAGATAAAAAAGAGGATGAATGGAATGAATATTTGGAGCGTGCAGCAACTGCAGTCGCTGCAACGGCTGCTGCGGGGACTGCGGGGACTGCGGGGGCTACCGCTGAACAAACGCCTGAACAACAGGCATTCAATCAGATTATTCAGGCCATGCCACAAGACTACATGACTGGATATTCTGACGCTGAAATTGCTACAGCACGAATTCTGGCAAGTGAATGTCTATCGGCTCAACGCGCAGATAAATATGACACATGGATCTCTGTTGGCTGGTGTCTTCATAATATTGATGATAGTGATGAAATGTTTAATACATGGATGGTGTTTTCAGATAAATCGGCAAAATCCAGTCAGAATAATCGTTCTGAACTACAAAGAGAATGGCGACGAAATTGGGGACGATCCACCTATGATAATCGTATTCTAACAATGCGCTCCCTACATATGTGGGCCATGAATGATAATCCAGAACTATATAAACGAATTCTGAGCGAAGATATTGTTAAATTCATTGAATGTTCCGTGGATGAGACGAATTTCAGAATTGCCCGTCTAGTAAATCGTGTTTATAAAGCCAATATTCGCTGTTGTGTACAGTCCCGTGGCGATACACCCTGGTTTGAATATAATGGAAACTCGTGGGTACCTGATGAAAAAGGTACAAATCTTCGCCTAAAAATGGCGACGGAAGTTTGCTCATATATTGATATGGCGAAAGATGCTGCTAGACGACAAATGACTGAAGCTAGACGAAATGGTAACGATGAACTTCAGAAATTCCATTCTGCACGACTAGACCATTTTATGAAGATTGAGAAACTCCTTTATTCGGCTCACTTTAAGAGTAGTACTATTAAAGAATGCGAACTCTTCTTTAATGAATCAAACTTTATTCAGGTTTTGGATAGTAATCCCTATCTAATTGGTGTTGCTAACGGTGTTATCAATCTACGTGCTGAAAGACTTCTTTGTGATGGAAGTAAGGAAACTTTCTGTGAATTTCGCCCAATGATGCCTGATGACTATATTAGTTTTATGTGTGGGCGTAATCAAGCACGTGGACTTAATCCTATTCCTTATGTGCCTTATGATCCTCATGATCCTATTCAGACTGAAATTGATCATTTCTTTGAAACTGTGTTCCCTGATCCTGAAGTAAGAAATTACATGTGGCGAAAGCTGTCATCATGTTTGGAAGGTGCTAATAAAGAACAAAGATATGATACATGGATTGGAGTTGGAGGTAATGGAAAGTCAAAATTGGTTGATCTTATGGCCTTAACACTGGGTGACTATGCAACTTCACTTCAAAGCACTGCTCTTACACGAAAACGTCCTGAAAGTGGAGCGGCCAATCCAGATATTATTGCTGTCTGGAAAAAGCGTTTTATCTATCTGGCTGAACCTGATGACGGAGAACCACTAAATACTTCACGTATGAAACAGTTCACTGGCGAGGATGTAGTGGAAGCACGTGGCTTATTCCAGGATCAACAGAAATTTCAGATTACTGGAAAGTTGTTTATGTTATGTAATCGTCTACCTCCCATTCATACAAATGACCGTGGTACATGGCGACGTGTTATTGCTGTTCCTTTTGAGAGTAAATTTGTAGATTCAAAGGGTCCAGAAGGCAAAGATATTAATCCAGCTAAACATATATATGGTATTGACTACCAACTAGATAACAAGATTATTACCTGGCGATCTGCATTTCTAGGACGTCTTGTACATGTTTATGAAACACAATACTTAAAAAATGGTATTATGCCAATTCCTGAAAAGGTTCTCTCCGAGAGTATGGGATATCGTGCTAAGTTTGACTCGTTCGGTAAATTTCTCGCTGAGCGTGTTCGCAAGGATAATGAGTGCGAAGAGACAGCATTCAAGGAGTTCTTCAATTCCTACAAATCCTGGGTGCGCTCGGCAGCAAATGATATGAAGCCCTTGTCACGTGATGAATTCAATAAACGTCTTGATGATGAATTTGGAAAACCTCGTGGTCGTGGTGGGTATAGATTTGTAAGAGTGTTTAATGATGATGAAGAAGTAGAGAGTTTTGATAATGAACGTCGATCGGCGAATAAATAGAGAACAATAATTAGCCAAGACGAAATAGGGATGTCACGTAGTAGAACTCGTGAAACGAAACTCGATGTTGAACGATTTTTTAAAGAACGTAAAAAAGCACCTGAAAACTATTTTTTTAGTCCTGATGGTAAAGGATTAGTAGCTAGAACAAAAGATGGCGAGAGTACTATTCCCATGAAAGTGGCTATGCGAAGAACACCTGACGAATTAAACGCTGCTTATCAGGAAAAAAATGAGAGATTAGCTGCCCTTGAGGAGAACCATGATAAAAATATACGAGCATTGTTGGATGCCCATGAAAGAGGTGAGTCTGATGATGTTATTATGGGACTTAATAGGGCTTGTCAATCTTCGGACTCTGCTCTATTTGAAGAACACTGGGCAAATAAGCGTATGGTTTCCTATGCTAGTCTAGAAATCCGAACTGTTAATTTGGAGCAAAAAAGAGAGGTTAGAAAGTTCCCAACAGATGTATATGTTTTTGAGGGAAGAAGAGTTGGCCTTGATTATGAATATAACATTCGTGCTGGGGAATTGTTAGATGGTTCACAAACAACAGAAGGTGCGGCGGAGAGAACAGAGGGAACTAGTGCTAGAATAGTACTTTTACCTTCAACTGCAGTCGCTGGAAGAGGTGACCTGATAATGGTTGGACCAATTGAATTCTCGGCTAAATCCGAAAAATATAGAGAGTTTAGTTCTTTTTATCCAGCACCAATTTCACTGGAAGGTAAAGTGTATCCTACGGTTGAACATTATTTACAGGCTATGAAATTTCCAGGTGATATTGATTATCAGGAACTTATTCGTAGATCTAAGGATGCTATGACTGCTAAAAAACTGGGAACTATATCGGATCCTTCACGACCTATTCGTCCTGATTGGGAGACTATTCGTGATGATATTATGAGAAGGGGACTTGATGCTAAATTCCGTCAAAATCCTGAATTAGGATTATTACTTACTGAAACTGGTAACAGGACACTTACGGAAGTTTCAACTGATATTTACTGGGGGGTTGGAAAAGCCAAATCAGGCAAAAATCGTCTTGGACAACTTTTGGCTGAATTACGAGCGAAACTGCAGACTGAGCAAAGCACAAGCGGAGTAGGTAAAACTGAGGTTACAGGTGCTTCAGTAGCAACGGCTTCTGTCCCTGTTGTTACTGCTGTTCCATTATCCAAACTACCTCCAGCTCCTGGAAAAATACGATTAAAAGCCAAACCAGCAGCCGCCTCCGCATCAGCCGCCTCCGCATCAGCCGCCTCCGCATCAGCCGCCTCCGCATCAGCCGCCCCTCCAAGTTCAGATGAAACTAGCCGTTCAATCATTCAAAGCGCTCTTTCCAGAGTAGCAACAGTTCCTAGACCTACAGCTACTCTTCCTGCTCCAGAAGTACCTCCAGCGCTCCAGTCTCAACCTCAGGCCGAATAATAAACAAATAAAAGAATAATCATTATAAACAAAAATATTACAAAAATTGCCTGAAAAAGATTAATAAATGAAAATCCACTTACTCCTACATATCCAAAAATTAAAATAACAGACAATAAGACAAGAGAACCTAAAAAGAAAACTAGTGTATAGTCCTCAAGAACATGAAATTGACTCACAGGAAGAATTTCAGGTAATTTTTCCTTTGTATCTAAAAAGTCTTGGGCATTAACTTGAGAAATAGCCTCATATTTTTTTATTTCAGAATCAATTTCTTTTTGTTGTTTTCTAATCTGTTCAAGTTGTGAGTTTACCTGCGCTAATTGACCAGCATTAGCAGCCTGACCTGCCAGTTCCTCTCCCGTAGCATTTAAATTATCAATAATTGATTTATAATATTGGTACTTACCCTGTAAATCATTCAATCGTGAAGCAGCAGAATTTATATTATTAAGAATCCCCTGTGATTGACATCGATCCAGATTTGTAAGTGTATTATTTAATTGATTATTATCACAAGTAGCATTCCAAATCTGTCTTTGTAATGCGTCTTGCTGTTGTTGAGCCATTGTCTAATTCTATCTAATATTAAGGGCATTCATATTAACCGACGCAAGATTTGTCGTAAAATCAAGCGCTCCTGTAGCTGTGTTGGCCAGTTGTTTCGCCGCCTGGGTGCCCTCCTTTATTAAATACTGAGCACCACCCTGTAGATCCAAACTTGGACATGAAGGAGTTGGTAATGGCACAAATTTAGGCTGATCACGTTTATTCCAGTATCTCTTATTACGATAGTATACAGTGTAACTCCATCTATAAAATAAAATTAGTGCTAAAATTATTAATAGAATAGTTGTTATTCCCGAAGCAATTCCTGGTGAAATGTAATAATTCATAGCAAGAGACGTCATTACAATCATTATCAAAAGTGCTAGAAATACCCATTGGTATACGAATAGGGTTTCACGTTTATTTTCAGCCTCCCATTGATTGATTTCATATTGACGCTGGGCCAAATCTCTGTCCTGTACAACAGCATTTGCTTGTTGAAACACTGTATCACCAATTCTTGATTGAAGATTATTTACATCATTATCACGCAATTTATAATATAGGAATGAATGCTCAGTGGAAGCAGCACGTCCAATATCACCGTACACTTTTCGGAACATATTATTTTTTGATGAAGTTATAGCATCCTTGATTGCCTGTTGATTTTGAGCCAAATAATTAGATAATTGTCCAGGATTTTGCTGGAGTTGTTGTAGAGCGGAAGCCTGTTCAATACCCTGTAAATTCCGAATTTCCTGAATTACTGATTGTGTAAAGTTTGCTGGCTGTGCCTGGGCGCTCATATCTATCTAACGGTAATATAGTGTTTTATGGAATATGTTCTAATAATTGTAAGAGTCTAAAACTAATTATAAAAATGAGCGCATACATGATTAGTTTAATGTTAAAAGAACGTATGTAATGGTCAAGAATAGTAGATATGAATCCCCATGCAGCTACCCATAAGATTATTGTTAATATAAGCTCCCTAAGAAAATTAATATGAGAATTTTTCATTATAATTATAATTCTAATAAAAAACTCATATTTTAGTATTTTTATCCAAATTAGAATAAACGTGACCAAAATAGTTTTGGTAATTTATGTTGCTCTATAAATATAGAAAAGCATACCTAGAGCAAAAATATTCATAAAACTGTACAGCATAAGAAGATTGGAATTAGCACGATTTTTCTCCTCCGTATAAGAAACCATTTGTTTATAAAGTTCTGATTTAGCAACAGTAGAATTTAATACCTGTTGTTGACTTTTAATAAGTTGCGCACGTTGATCCAAAGTTGTGTTTAGATTTGATATAACAGTATTATAGTCATCTGCCGTTCTATATTTATAATTAGTTATACCATTCACAATCTGTATGAAATCATTCAATCGTGTATTGAGCATTTTCGCTGTTGTTAATGATAAATTAATTGTTGTAGCAGTAGCTGGATCAGTAGAACTGAATCCTCTTTGGAGGTCTGATATGAGCTTATTTATAGAATAAAAATATCGGGATTCATAAAAACAGTATTCGGACTTGATACTATTTATGAATGATTTATCTTTATCTATATATGATTGATACTTATCAGTACTTGATATCATTGGACCTGTAGGAGCAAATCCAGATGAATATATTTTTTGAACTGCACTATTTATAAATTCATCAGATAATATACCAGTTTGAGAATTTCTTGCAGATTCAGCCCCTGAATAATTAATAGTTGTCATAATTCCATTGGGCATGAATTGTTTTAAATCAGTGTCGGAATATGTTGATTGGGCAGTTGGAACTCCCTGACAAAATGTTGATGTCATTTCCCCTAAACATAGTTAATAAATTTCACTTATTGTAGTATTTCATCAACATTAATTAATAAGACACATTCCAATATTAAAAATTAAATAACATTAGCTGCTTTCAAAGAGAGCATCAATACAATCATTATAAATGATACAACGTAAAGTATGTATGCTGTAGTACTTGTAGCAATTTCTCTTAATTGATCATAAAATGAAGGACCATATGCATATTGACCCAATGCCGAAGTAGAAATTCTATTTGAAAATTTTTTACCATATTCAAACAATCCAAATGGATCCGTAGATAATGTAGGGATCATCACAAGTAAAATGGTAACTGCCAAAAAAGAAAAAAGAGCAGTGGACATCCATAAATAAGGTATTGATGACTTTTTTATCGGTCTTCCCAATAAAAATATTTTGTCACGTGTAATATCTGTTTTATGGGACCGGAGTAATAAATCACGAGTCTGGGAAGTTTCAGCCTCCTGTTTGGCCTTGGCTAGTCTATCTTTTTTAATTAGTAAATCTTGCTGAATACGACCAATTTCAGCTAATTTACCAGTCAAATCCGTATTTTTTGATACGGTCTTTACTTTTGCAGTTAATTCACTTATTATTTCCTCAATTTGTGAAAGGTATTTTTGAATTTCCCCATATGCTGCTAAGTTATCTTTAACCCCTCCTGTTTTTATAAATGTTGAAAGATTTTGTGTATATTCGGGTGATTTTGAGGCAATTTGTGTTTGTACTTCAGATGAATATAACTGATTTATTTTATTCTGTATATCCTGAGTCTGCTCACGCCAGGACATTTTCCTAAAATAGTCCTAGTAATCATACACAAACTCTGTAAACAGTGTAAAATCCAGCAGATGGACTTGGACGTGTGATTTTTACGATTTCTCCTGGTCGGAGTCCAAGGTAGCGTGCTTGAACATCCTCATGATAAACGATGATTGGAAGTTGTGATTTCTTAGCATATAAATCTTTTAGAATTTGATTTGTTGTATCTTTAGGGACAATTTCATGCTTTGGTACTAAAATGTGTTTAGTAGGATTAGTAGAAATATAGAAACAGCAAAAGATTGACACAAGGACTTTTGATTGAGCCCAAACCTTTCGTACAATTTGATGATGCCAGGGCTGAATTTGTTCAGTCATAATATATATCAATTCACGATTTTTACCATTTTCCTCGAGATCTGTTTGAATATTATCAAAGCCACTTGTGCGTGTTAGATTCTGAAAATGAACATCCGCAGTATATTCTGTATTATCACTTTTGGGCACCTGAAAATTCAATGTAGTCAGAGCAGAATTTAAGGCAGCACGAATTTCAACCGGAGAGAACTTTGGCACAGATTCTGTAGTAAATCCACGACTTTCCAACATTTCGGTGATAGTGTTTAGACTTTTAAAGATGGCCTCAACAGTATCATAGTTATAATCATCAAGACGACTCATCTTATTCTACTTGTCCTTGGTGAGTCTTATCATTAGGCTGTTTTCAAATTTTAGGATTGGAAGGTGCCAGGGGCGGGGTAGGAAGGTAAGAGTTTATCTACTCAAGCTTTCTTACAGTAACTTTTGGAGCACCAGAATCATATTTAATTGTAGCACCATTGTCATCTTTGAAAATTTGTACTGGTTGAGAAGCATGAGATCCTGCTAAACGTAACTGTCTAGGACGACTAACATTACTGCTACCCCCTGCAGACATTAACTGTAGCGGTGCAGTCGGTAGAGGTGTTGATGATGGTATAATGATTACTGGAGGTTGTGATACCACTCCCCCACCTTGTTGTTGGGGTAAAGCAGGTGGTAAAATAACAGCCTGTGATTGTTCCTGTGGTAATGAAGCCTGCTGAGGTTGTATAACAGATATCATAGGAACTGTTTGCGGTACAGGTACTGCTTGCGGTATAGCTTCAGATATAGCTAAGGCGGGACCAGGAATAGAAGCAATAGCAGGTTGCACCGATCCCATATTAACATTCTCAGCCATCACAACAACTGGCGGTGCTTGGCCCTCCATGGCAATAGGCATTACTGCTGCTAATCCCTCATCCTCAATTAAATCCTCCTCTGCGGATGGCTCTGATGTGGCGACAATTGTCGCCGTTTTTTGCTGTAGTGTAGCAATATCATCAGCAGACATTTCAACATTTTCAGCTGGTTTTATCATTTCAGGAACATAGATTTCAGGTAAAACTAGCGGCACTAATTCAATCTGTCTATCCGCAATCTCCTCTTCATTTTCTTCAGGCAGAGCAAAATCACGGAATTTTGTCAAACTCTTTGTTGTCAGGATACGAGTTCCTATATTCATAAATGTATTCAACTCATCTGATAATAGTTTGGAAGCATAGGGTAATTCCGCTGTCACAATTTGTGACTTTGAACGCCCTAATGGTGGAATTATTTCAAGATTACTAGCAGTTGTACCAGCAAATCTTACAGGTCCATCACACAAAGGACAAATAGAAATATGAAGCTTCGCATTATAAATCGGCACTGTGCCACATGATGTACATATTGTCATTGTAGTTCCATCAGATCTTTTTGTAAATGATTCACGCAAAAATGCTGCCATTGAATGTCCAATTAATGCATCACGCTCCTGTTCACCTATTTTGAGACCACCCTGATTTCCACGACCTCCTGTGGGCTGATGTGTACGCTGTTCTCTACGTCCCTCAGCACGTGCCTGCCACTTATCCTCCACCATATGTTTTAGTCTCATAGCATAAATTGGACCAACAAAGATTGATGCTGGTATCTGCTCTCCTGTAGCCCCATTGTACAAAATTTCATTACCATACTTTTCAAATCCTCGCGACTCTAGAGCAGCACCTATTTCCTGCTCTGGAGAACCATCATTCATAAATGGTGTTCCATCTCCTATTGCTCCTAAGGAAGCAGCGGCTTTGCCCAAGAGTTGCTCCAAATTCTGTGCTATTGTCATACGACTGGGTATAGCATGAGGATTCATAATTAAATCTGGCACTAAGCCATCCCGCGTTCTAGGTAAATCATACGCACGAAGAATCGTTCCAATTGTACCTTTCTGACCATGTCTATTTGAAAATTTATCACCAGGTTCAGGAGTTCTATTTTGAACTACACGTATTTTTACTAGACGTAGACCTATATTATTTACTGTCACTGTTATGTCTTCTACTCGGCCTCTTGTCCAGACCTGTGGAGTTAGACTAGCATCACGAACACCCCCAGATTCTCCTATTACATAGCGACCACAGATAACTGTATTTTCATCCACATATTCACCTATGCGAATAATACCACGGCTATCCAACTTGGTATAATCATATCCTGGACGCAAATCTTTCCATGCTCCTACATCTGCTGGATTTCCTAACCGAGTCTTTGTTCCAAGCTTTTCATCATCTTCTTCAAATGTTTCATAGGATCTGTAGGTAATATTATGAAACATACCACGTTGGATAGCATCACCATTAATAACTAAATTATCCTCCTGATTGTATCCTGTCCAACATGCTATTGCCAGAATCGCATTATGTCCATAGGGCATACGACCTTCTCCCAAATAATTCATATAAATTGTTCGTGTGAGAGGAGCTTGTCCATAACATAAAACATGCGCTGTATTATCATATCTATTGCGCCAATTCGTAGCATAGATTGAAAGGCCTTGCTTTGATTGAGAGCAACTGAGTTGATTACGTGGTGATTGATTATGATTTGCAAATGGTATTAGTGAAGTCATTAAGGACAGAATGCTACTTGGATGGACTTCAACGTGGGTTGTTTCAGGAATTATTTGATCAGGAAAGTTTGCCACGAAAATCTCATTCTGTTCATATGGATCAATGTATTCAATTGTTCCGCGCAATGGTGCCAGGAGTTCAATATATTCTTTCAAATCAGGTGGGGGGCTACGATCGCTAAAAGGATCATAAAAATCATTAGATTCAAGCCCTACTGAACGACGCGGTTCAAAAGATCCAAAAATCAAATCTCGCCAGGTTGAGGCTCGTACCATACGCTGAGATGGCATAGTTGGTAATTCACCACGAACACTTGGTGGATCTAAAACTATTAGGGGACGCAGAGGTCGCCCTTCATCCATATAAATATACACACGGCGATCACGTATACTAAAAGCCACAGAAACAGAATATGGAAGACATCCTGTTGCTTTAAAAAGTTTCAGGCAACGGACTAGTATGAATGGCTGGCGAGTATAACCAAACATACCACCATTTACATACACAGGTACGAAAAATGCACGAAGTTCATCCGTCAATGTTTCAGGCATCATAATACCTCCTGATGGACCCTTCAACCAATTTAAGAATGGTCCTTTCTCACTAGCAGTGGAAATTGCTGTTAGAATTGACAGATTTTTAGTAATTCCAATAGATCCGCCAGTTGGAGTTTCGCTCGTACAAAAATAACCATATTGTGAGGGAGCCAAATGTCTCGGACCCGTTAATTTCATGGAAGTATCAAATTCAAGAATAACACGACGACAGTGACTCATAAAATCTGTATAAGAGAGACGGGACAATGCTTGTAGAACTCCCGTTTTCTCCTCACCAAGACCCGTGCCCCATTTACCTTTAAATCCCCGCATGAGGCCATCCGTTATATCACCTTGACGAAAAATTTGTTGAGCATTTCCAGCTGAGAAAATATTAGCGAAATTTTCTCCTGCATATATGGCGCGATGATTTTCAAATTCACGGCCAATGGCTAAATTTACTGCTTTTAGCCAGAGTTTATAGACATCAGCGAAGAGATTTTGAACAAGAAAACCACTCACTAGACATCGCTGATTACGAGTATCATCCTTATTTGTAGGTCCATCTATCCCATCTGAAACTCGTAGAATTTTACGAATGCAGTCCCCTAGGAAAATACCTTGGGCTGTGGGACTGTTATCCATGTGGATAAAAAACTGATTGCGAATAATATCCAAAACATGCTCAACTCCAAAACCTTTAGTCAGGGTTTTAATATACTGTATTGCTGTGAAAGTGTTTGTAAAAGGTCTAGCTTCAATAATGCTAGGCACGAGTTTTTCCATTAAAAATTGTGATTCTGCAGAGTTGAAATCTGGAAAAATTAGATGAAGTATTTCTTCATCTGATTGAAATCCTAGAGCTCTGAAAAGGACAAATAGGGGTATAGATAGACGAACAAATGGTAATGTTACTTGAATAGTTTCATCAAGACGCATATAGGCAAAAGCAACACGCTTTGTAAATCTCTGTTCAGGAGATAAACAGGTAATAGATGCGAAGGTAGCTATTTTGGGGTCTCTTTCCTGATTTTGAACATATAGAGTATTAAATGCCTGCTGTTGATTTGTTATAAGAATCTTCTCAGCACCTTCAATAATAAAGTACCCCCCGTGGTCATATGGACATTCACCTGCCTGACGTAGAAATTCCTTTGCTTTACCATTAAGTATGCAGTATCTGCTGTGAAGCATAATAGGAATTTTGAATAGGGGAAACCGACGGAAAGGTTCAATAGGTATATCACGGGATGTTATTTTTCCATCTTCGGCAACAGTTGTATACGTCAATTTAACCTCAATGTCCACATAAACCATTGATGAATAGGTTAGATTTCTTAGACGTGCTTCATTCGGGAAAAGAAGTCGTACTTCCTCGGTATTTTGTAGAGAAAGTGTTGGTGTTCCAATTTCTATCGCCGTGCCTTCCTGACCGCCTATGTAGATTTCAACACGATATTTATAGAGATTTGTCTTTCCTGGTAGAAGATCCTTAAGAATAAGCATTGGATTTTTTGTACGTATAATTGCGGGAAGATCTTTTGACATAAATTGGTCAAATGAATCAATATGATGTCTGGTGTAAGGGTAAGCCGTAGTTCTAAAATAGCGATCTATGAGCTGTCTTGCTAGCTGACGAGCAGAATCACTAACAATATCAGGGGAATTAAGACGTAATGTCTGTTCTCTCATTGTTAATACTCCAGCATTGTCAACATCGGTCATCACACTACTCCTATTTCTAGCCTTGTTTAATGGATATATGCTTTATACCATATAGAAAGTTTGATAATACTAAAACTAAACTATACTGATTCGTAAAAACTATGCTCTGAGTTTTACCAGTATTAAACAGTAATTATTTGTTGTGACTAATGAATATTTTTAGATATTCGTTGGTCTAAACATTGGTAATTACTTCTAAAGCCCTTAGAACATTCTTTTAATTTCTATTAACACTTCCAAGTGGTAGTCTAACCGAGGTTACACTTGGATCAATCATCAGTGGTTTACTGTTTGATTGATAAGCAATCTGATTTACAGAGGCATCTGGTGAAATATTCATAGGTGGACGTCCATCAAACTGCTGTTGAACTTGTTGGACATAGCCAGGGGGATTTGTAGAATTGTATACGTGTGGGAATGGAGCAGGTGACATGGCATTAAATAGTTGTGGAAGACCACCTCCATGTTTGCGCCCTTTGCTACGACGACTTCTGTTGCGTTTTCCACCTTGGAGGCTGAGTGTTCCAGATTGACCTGGGGCAGTTGGATATAGTCGTGCCCCCATTAAATTAGTATCTTGATCAATCTTATAACCTTGCTGAGGTACAGAAATATTGAATCCACTGGAGACATATTCAGTGACTGGTCCGTAGCCTGTTGTCTGTCCTTGAGCTGGATATATCCCTGGACGCATGGCAAAGTTTATTGGTGCTCCATTCAGTGCCATAGCAGGAGCTGTGGCATCTTGAGCTCCACCTCCTTTTTGTACACGACGCTTACGCTGGGTGCGACGATTTTTATTACGACGATGTCCGCGTTTCATCTCCTCTGCTACGTGCTCTACATAAGTTTTTGCGGACTCATCATCCAATTCTTTATGAAAAGTTTTCTTCCATTCATCTTTTAAGAGGAATATTGTTTGTTCTACTGATTTACTTGAAAGCGAATCATGAAGAAAATCTTCAATATGATCAAACGCTACACGTAATTCGGGTATTGTAAAAATTCCCTGTTCTTTATCTGTTTTATCTTTCATTGTTTTTTGTGGGTTTGATGGAGACATTTACCTATTTTTGAATTATATTTCTATTTACGTTTTCCACCCCCTAGAATAGTTCTATTATTTATATTTCCTGTTATTGTATTTCTTACATTTCGGACTGTTTCCCCAATTTTCTCACCTATATTCGTAACTGTATTACCAATAGTTTCTGAGACATTTGTAACAGCAGCAGAAACTGGAGCAACTAATGTATTTGCTGTGGAACCCACATTTGGAACAGCTGGTAATGATGGTATTGGAACAGAGCCATAGGTAAAAACATTGAAAATATATGATATTATAAAAATAATTAATACGCCAATTGCTATAGCCGGGGCATAAAGTTTAAGAGAATCCTGCCAAGTGGAATTTACGTAATCAGATTTAAAAAGAAAATAGTGATGGCTGACTCCAAGGATAAGTAGAATGCCAGCTAAAATTGTCATAACTATTGGTGTTAAACGTGGTAGCAAATAAAAAACAACTATGAGAGACAATAGAAATACTAGGAGTGAGGGATAAAATAACTCCATAATTTCACTTAATAAATATTTAGATATTATCAATCAAATCAATATGTGTTAGGAAATGTTGGCGACAGCAGAGTCTTTTTAGACCTAGGCGATTTAGTACAGCATTGTGTGGAGTGTTTGGTACAGATGTACCGTCAAAATAGATTCCCTGACTTTGTTTTGTTTTATCATCTCCCGAGAGTCTAGCCACTTCACGTAGATAAAACTGATATTTATCTGCCAGGACTTTTCCACAATTCATACAACGAATGGGAATAATCATTTTTCTACTATCTATTGCGTGATAGATTTATACCCTTGTTCAATTTTATGAGCTAAAGTGGCGACAGTTGGAATATTCTACTGCGGTATAATTGGCATTTTAATTCAGTTGTAGTATTTCAGAAAATGACTTCAGTTCTTAACTACGGAGGTCTTAATTATCAGGTCGGTAATCCTGTGCGCGCCGAGATGCAGAATATCCGTAGAGAGCTTACGGATACTCGTTCATTAGTTGAGACTTCTGTAAAAGATAGTGTTGATGTCCGCACTGATAATATCGTTCTAAAGCGAGCCGTAGGTCAGTTACAGAATGCTGTAACCCAGCTACAGGCTAATATGACACAACTACAGGTATCCTTACAGAATGTTCTGGCAACAAACCAGGCGCTATCTTCAAATCTAGCTGCTGTTGCTCAGCATTTGAATTTTACATTACCTAATACTGTAGCACAGGCTCCTGCCCCTGCTGCCCCTGCCACAGTCCCTGCTACGGCCCAGGTTTCAGCAGAAGATGAGGATGAAGAGGAGGATGCCCCTCCACCTCCCCCTAAGAAGAAGGGTGGTCGTCCAAGAACTGTTCCTACAGGAGTTGTTATTCCTCAGGAATACCAGTTACAGCAGACACAGACACAGAATTCAGGATTTATAAATGTTCAGTAAATACCTTTTTTTATTCTTGAAAGAGATGCCTCACTAATATCAATATCCTCAGATTCTTTGAGATGACACCGTATAGCACGCATAGCTGCTGTTGGAAAAGACCGCAAAGTGCGAAGAATAGTTTGTAACTGTTCCTCAGACCATTTTGCTTTACAACTTTTTTTGGATGAATATTGACTTTCTAGATTTGTAGGTTGTGTTGTTTGGGACAGTGTGGGAGATGGAGGTTTTGGAATTCTTTCAAGACCATCGGATGTTTGGGTAAATTGCGGTATTTGTATGGCTGCCACAGAATTACTGTGAGTTTTATCATGACAATTCTCACAAAGTACAACTAAGTTTCTCGGATGATTCATGTGTTGTCCATTCTCAAGAATACCATTTTTACTTGCTGTATGGCGTTCAAGAATATGATGAACTTCTAGGCTTGACTTGGTTGGTTTTCCGCAGACTTCACAAATTTGTTTAATTATTTCATTTGACCATTCCGAATTACTAATTTCAGAGCGTCTGTACTTTACAGCCATTTCAATAAACTCATGTGGCAAATCCATGGCCCTAGCAACCTCTAGACCATAAAGTGATGATCCAGATCCTGGGCGTAATTCTCTGTCATAAATGAGTTTCTTAGTTATTGGATTATAATCAACATGAAGATGCCATATTTTAACATCAAGAGCTGTAGTATCAATCATCTTCGGAATTTCATGAAGGTGTGTGGCAAAGAGGAATTTTGCCTGAAGTTTTGAGAGCCACTCAATTCCTGATGCCACAATAGCCTGTGCGCTTTCGGACTCCGTTCCAGCACAGAGTTCATCACCAAGTACCAGTGAATTTCGGTTGGCCCCTTGTATAATATCACGAAGTTCGGACATTTCAACGGCAAAAGATGAAAGTCCCTGAAAAATATTATCATGATTTAGAATTCTAGTGTAAATTGATGAAAATGGAGCAAGGGTCATTGATAGGGCGGGGACGTAGGAACCAGCTTGGGCTAGAACAACAGCTATTCCAGTTGCCTTCATTAATGTACTCTTTCCTGAGGCATTCATACCATATATAAGCCAACCTCTGGTGGGATCATCCTGGCCACCTAGACTAATATTGTGTGATATGTATGCCTGACGAGTAAGTGATGATTCCACAATTGGATGGCGGAGTCCTTGGATTTGTAGGAATGAATCCTGCTGTGAATCTATCACAATTTGGGGTTTGGTCCACCCTCTTGCCTTAGAGGTTTTATTGAGACACTGAATACAGTCTATTTCTTCTACCCAGTTTTCTACATTATCTAAAATATTTGGAACTTCCGCCATGAATTTATCAGAAAGTTCTGTACAAACTTCAAGCAAATATTTCTTGGTTTGCTTGGCAAGTAAATTACGATAGTTTTGAAGTCTGGAATTTGCTGAGATTAATTCTTGACATTCTATCCATCCACCACTTTTTAGACTTGTTGTATTAATATTTGTTAATCCATGAATTATTTTTTTTTCAGAAAGGGTTTTTATTATAATAGTGGATGTTTTTAGACCAAAGGGCTCTTTCTCTCTCTCTTCTAAACGAATTGACTCTGCAGATACCCGAATAGCCTGTGCTATTATTTCACGAATTTTTAGAATATCTTTTAATGTTGATTGTATGTTGAGCTCTATCTCATTGAGCTCTGTAAATGTTTCTGTATTAAGAAATGTTACATCCAATGGAGATAAAGGAAAATCTTGTAAATTATCTGGACTCTGTTGTAAAATTTGGGATTTGAAAAGTTTGTAATAGGTCCCTAAAAATGTCTGCCATACTTCAATATTAAATGTTGGTCTAAGATGAATGTTTTGTGTCAGTTCATGGATTTGTAGAAGTGTATTAATTGCTGAATAGGATTGATTTAGATGTTGTATATCATCCGCTGTTATTGTACAACATTGAAGACGACGATGAATACGTGGAATATCGTAAAAAAAACGTAGTCGTGTCTCGACGGTCTGTATTGTTGGCTTTGTAAGATTTTGAAAGGCTTCTAAACGATTAAGACGATCTAAGATTTGTTGTGAATTGGCAAGTGGACGAACTATTCTATCCCGAATTGCACGTTTACCCATTGGAGTTATAGCATCTTTAAATATAGATACTATGGAATTTATTTGAGTTGTTGATTGTGTGGCAAAACCATTAGGTTGTTGTGGTGATACAATTTGAAGTTGAGCTAGGGCATTATTTCCAAGAATTAGTTGCTTTGTTTGATGCCATGGAACATTTTTTTGGAAGGATTGGAAGGAGGATGAAATGTGTTCTTCTGCATATTGGGCTAGAAGTATAAGTGCTTGTTCTTCTAATGTTGTCTTAATTCCAAGAGGAATGTTGGGATTTGTAGAGAAAAGTGATCGTATTGAGAATATTTTTGTAAGACGTTCCTGACGAGTTAGAGGCTTTGAAAGAACCATTTCCTGTTGAGTGTCTGGTTGGCGGATAAAAATGGGAATGTGTTGAGGAATAGCAAATTGGCGACGGATGGAATCTTCCTGAAAAGTTTGGGTAATGGAGGTGTAAGTGGAAGTGGAAGTGGAAGTGGAGGTGGGTTCTAAGATATAAATAACTATTTCACGTGGCGGAAAAACTGATAGAAATTGCTGTAGTGAGTCAGCTGTCCAAATATCTTCTCTACCATGTGCTGAATCTGAGAACGTAACTGTTTGTCCTGTTGTAAGATCTAATGAAGCTAGGGCAAATTTTGGAGCTTGGCTTTGTCCTTGAGCTAGACCATGATCTAACTGAAAAACAATACATAGAACATACGGAATTTCACTAGAGCCAATGGCTTCAACATGGGTTCCAGGACTAATTATACGTGATACTTGACGATTTTTTACATTTCCTGCTGAATCTTTTACCTGATCTACTTGAACTACAGTCCATCCCATTGAAGTCATTTTTGCTGCCCAGCGATGTAGAGCATAATCTGGTAAACCTGCTACTAAAATATCATGACGTGATTTGGCATCTTGTCTAACACTTATTTGAAGTCCTAGAATATCAGCTATTTCGCGGACATTATAGAGCGTCTTTCCTGAATTTGGATCCTGTATATCATAAAGTTCATAAAATGAACCAACCTGCATAAAAACAGTGGTATTTTGTCCATACTTTGCCTGATATTTTTTTAGTAATTCTCCATACTCTTGTGGAATATTTGGAGCCATCTTTTCTCGTCTAAATGTTTATTGCGATTATATTTTAGACTGGTATACTGTTTAGTAAATGGAGAATACATGTTATTTAATTAATAAACATAGTCATAATATTAAAATAATTGAATTATTTGATCCTAAAAATGTTATTTTAATTTCACCTATGGAAACTATTTTATTTGAAAAACACAGTAATTTCACTCTATTCTGTGAAATGTGTAAAGTTGGTAATTATCCAGGTTCATCTTGTTCAGTTACACCTCAACTACATTCAGGAAATCCTGTATATTATTTTATTCATGATTTTACGATACAGGAGTCACATTGGTTATGCCCGTGTTTTGGCTGTGATCCTACTTATCTAGAAGTTGTTCCTGCTGGGAATGAATCAAGGGCTATTTCAATCTACTTTGATTATTAGATACTGATAGGATTACTTTAATGAGCCTAAAAATTTTTTTTATATTTATTTTTTAGAAATGATTCGTATTCTAGCAATAGTGGCTAGTTTTGGAGCGGTCATTTCTCAGACATGTAATCCAAGTGAATTATTTGTAAAGCAGGGTGCTTGTTCACTGGTTTCTATAAATAATAAAAGTTTTGACAATAGTTATTTACAATTAACGAATAAAATTTTGTCGTATAACTGTAAATATCTGCCGAATTTTGATTATTTAGAACCAGGTCGTTATTTGTCAAATAATAATTATTTATGTTTATGTGATAAGAGTTCATGTAGTTACGGCGGTTCTGTATCCTCTCTTCCTATTCAGTGGGTTGAATCAAGTGATTGGGACTACGTAACTGAACCTTTTATAATAAATAATAATTGGGTGAGAGGCGCTAAATGTAAATTTTCAGGAGTAAATATTAATTTATTTTATAGTGTATTTGATGGAAATATAGATTTTAAAAATAGTGAAAAATGTGAAATAGAACATGCGAGAATTCTACAAGCAAGTATTGTACCTTCAAGAACTGGTAGTCCTTCTCGTTCATCCTCTGTGTCTCCTTCTAGAACTAGTACTCATTCAGTAGCTGCCACTAATTCAGCAACAAGAACTAGAACTGCATCTGTGTCTGCTTCTAGAACACGCTCTGTTATCCCAAGTAATTCAGGAACAGGTTCAAGAACTTCCTC